TTCCAGATGCTAGAGATATTATAAACGATTTCAATAATGATATTGATCTTTTTTTGGATGGGGACCGAGAACAAATTGCTATACATACATATGTAGAAAACAGATCTGCTAGAGCCTTTTTGCCTCTATTCAATATTATACGCGATTTAGTAGATCAAATTGATCATCTGTCGACTGGCGAAGCCTGGGATTTAGCGGTAATATTATCTGATGAAATAAATGCTCTAAAATCAATTATTAATGTCCTTAAATCTGATTTAGATAAAACAAAATTAGCGTTAGAAGCTAATCGAAAAGATTCAATTATGAACACTCTTCCAGATGATTTAGAGGAGAAAATTCGTACATTATTGGGGGGTGCCCCAAAAATTGAATCTATGGAAGATGAAATGAAATTTCAAAATTTATTAAGACAGTTAGACGAATTGCAAACAACTAATAAAACAGATGATTCTGGCAATAGAATTGTGGTTAGAGAACCAACTTTTTTAGGTGATCAGAATTTATTTGATGAAAATGAATCAAAAAATACTGATATGATAGACTCGTATCCACTAAATACAGAATCAGAAAAATTTAATTGCCCAGCTCATGATGATAAAATGAACTATTTTGAAGGATGGCTTCGACACATTTTAACCAAATTTAAACCAAACAATAGAAATATGTATATAAGTGGAATCAGTATTGATCCGAATAATTCTGATAGAATATTTGATTATAGTAGTCTAGCGGCTTCCATTGGACCACTATTATCCTCCGGCGTCGGCGCCGCGGATCATCATCGTATGGCATCTGTTAAAAGATTTTTAAAAGATATTTCAACAGGAATGCTTAGTTTAGGGGCTGGCGTATGGATGGATACAAATTTTGATGGTACTCAAATACCCCCAAATGAACCATTGAGATATGTTGAGTTAATCGTGGGTGATGTCAGAGAACCGGATGCTATGCTTAGTGACTGGGCAGATGATGAACCAGATGAGGTCCTTGAAACATACTCTATATGTATACATAGGAAAAACCCAAATGGTACTAGAGGGACTGCATTTTTATGTATAACTGGTTTGGATATAAATAATATACACGATGAATTACCTGAACTTATAGACGGAATTAACGTTTTGAAAAAACAAATAGCAAGGGTTTGTAATGTTCGGTCAAACCGATTAACTTTAGCTGGGGGTAAAAGACACAAACGTAAATTAAGAAGACAACGTCGATTTTGAGTCATCCTCACCTGGAGGAGTAGTTCCACCAGTAGCTAAAGCAAACACTATATAACAAGTTGGGTAGCAATATGCAACAAGCATTGGTCCTAAACTAAATCCATTATTCCTTTTAAAACAAATATATAACGCTATACATGTTAATATTAATCTAACAATATTTGTCAAAATATCCATATAGGAGGTTTCTTCTTCTTTATTTTTTTTATTTTTACTTCTAAATTCTTCTTTGTTTTCAAAATATGTCTCTAAACATTTGTATCCCAATGTTTCAAAAAACATGTCTATAATTACAGTTATACTACATTAAAATACGTAACTGCTCAGATACAAAATCATCAATATCATACAGGAAACCGAATCCTGCTTTTGATTCAAGAGAGTTCTCAATCTTTATGCATTTTTTTTCAACCTTTTCAAGTCTTTTTTCCAGTTTTAATGATTTTTGCTCTAAATTTTCTAATTTGTCTAATTTGCTTAGCTGATTGTCTATTAACAATGTAACTGGTTCTGATATATTTTGTTTGCTTTTACAATTTAAAGTATATTCAAACGCCGTATTCATACTAATTAACAATAACAATAAATTTTATACTATTTTTATAGCAAAGAACGCTTAGAGTCACTCTTTGTTGTTTTTTTCCAATTCATCAAACAATTTGTCAGAAAATCTTCTAATTCTCTCAAATATTTTAGAAATAATTCATCTGTTTTTTGTTTGTATACATCAAAATCTTTAGGCGCTTTTTTTTCTTTTAATACAAATCGAACAATAATATGATTTTCTAAAGGATGCGGTTCATGATATGAAATATGTGACAAATTTTTTCCATCTAATTTTTCAGTAAATTCAGCGTTATATATCCATTCTTGAATCATATTACCAATTGTATGACTTTCTCCATCAAGACGATAGTCAATTCCCATATAGTTACCTTTATACTTGTGACCAGACTCGTTATTTTCCACTTTCTTATAAATATTTTTGCATTTATAAATCAAGTTTAAAAATCCTTGCTGTACCAATTTGTATGGAGACCAAATACCAATACTTTCTAATTTAAATTCGTGTACTTTTTCTTTACTATCATCATTTTCTTTTTCAAATGATACACAGAAAACGGTTGGAGAATAACATGCATGATCCGAATGTGTACCTTTTGTCAAAGTAAATTCAACATTTAGTTCCTGATCTGAGCTATCTCTATTTGGAAAACGAGTTACGAGTATTGGACTATCAAATTTTTTGTCTCTATAAAAGCATTTTTTCGGATCAATTTCTGTAACGAATCCGTTATTATTGAATTTCACAGTTATATCATCTGTTGTAACCAAACCGCCTTTTTTTTTCTGTGAAGATTCCGATACATTCAAAACAAAACTGTAGCTATCAATATTTACCTCACCAGGACTTTCTAACCATTTATCAACCATTACTGGTAACAATGAAATACGATGAGAAATAAATTCATCATGAAGACCGGTTGTATTTTTATTTACTATAATTGATTTTTCACCAGATTCGTATCTGAAAGCTAAATTTACAATATCATTTAGTATGGTTCTTCGCAAACCATTAACAATAGATGCGTCCAATCCGACTATATCGAAACTAAGACCTTTTCCAGATGTGATATTCTTAATATTTGAATACATACTATATCCTTTAACCTTATTATTAATAGAAGATGCCTCGGTCATTTTTATAGTAATTTAGTCAAACTATCTTTATTTAATATTTGAGTGTTTTGAAAATTCACGTGTCAATAATTAAACATATCAAAAATCATGGGAGGTAAGAATAAACGAGCTCAAAAGGAACTTAGAAAACGCCAACGTATATTGAGTATTACTTCAGACTCTTCTGATGATTATACGGACAATAGCATTCATGAATCAAGATATTTAAGAGGAGGTCCGACTCCAAAATATTGTAAACCTAAAACAAAAAATCAAGCGCTCTTTCTAAATTCTATTCAATCATCTAACTCACAAGTTGTTGTTTGCCATGGTTCGGCTGGAACAGGTAAAACGTTAATGGCATGTCAAGAAGGAATTCGTTCGCTATTAAACAAAGATTCTGATTCAATTATTATTACTAGGCCGGCTGTTTGTGCCGATGAAGATATTGGATTCTTACCAGGCGATTTAGATGATAAAATGAAACCATTTACGCAACCTCTATTTGATACATTTGAAAAAATTATACCTAGGCCATATGTTGAACATATGATACATAACAATCAGATACAAATTATACCCTTGGCATATATGAGAGGGAGAACATTTGAAAATAAATTTATTATTGCTGATGAAATGCAAAATGCATCTATTGAACAAATGATTATGCTTTTAACAAGAATAGGAAAGGGTTCTAAATTAATAGTTGTGGGTGACCCATCACAATGCGATCGTAAGATACGATACAATGGATTATCTGACCTAATTAAAAGACTAAATAACTCTGAAGATTCTATTACAAAAATAAAATTAATTAAATTAGAAAACAAAGATGTACAACGGGAGGATGTCGTTAAAGAAATTTTATCAATTGTTTACGCCGATCGCGGACGCAATGACCCCTCGTCTTTTACAAATACAGCTATTCCACAGAATATCCTCGTAAAATAGTCATTAGTATGTTAATATATGTCAATAATTCAAAACGATAAACCAGAAACAAATTAAGAGTAATTGAAGAAGTAAATAAAACTTTAAAGAAAATCGGAAGTACTTCTGTATGTTGTGTTAAATTATTTGTAACTAAATTAGTTATGTTATGTGTTACATTCATTTATTAACTATTTTAAATAAAAGATTGTTTGGTGACCACGTTTGGACAAAAATCAATTATTTTTAAAGCGTCCTTTGTCAATAACGGTTTTATTATAATATTAAAAATTGTTGTAAATGATCTCGGAGTATTTAGTAATTTACAAGTCTCTATATTAAGACCATCACAACTATAAAACATTGTTGCTATTTTCTTAACAAATGTTGAATTTTTTTCTATTTTTGAAATGGTAAGTGATTGACCTACGTTTATAATCAAAATAGATATTTGTTTTAAAACACTAGAGATATTTGTTATTATTAACTCATCTGGAATACTTTTTTTCCGTTCATTAAATAATTCCAATACGTCTAATATCATAATATTACCGTTTATTGTAACACTATTCATTATTTCCTAATAAATATTAAAATAAGCTTTTCTTACGAGAACCACCTCTCTTTTTATTTTTACGAGATTGTTTTTTTGCTCTTCTTCTTTTCAAAGTTTTTCTTTTGATCTTACGGCGTCCACCAACAGCTTTTTTTACATTATTTTCAAGAGCTTCTCCGGTATCTTCGGCTGCTTTAACTATAGTACCTACTAAATCTTTACTTTTTTCTTTAGTTTTTTCGATTCCTTCTTTTGCTATATCTCCGGTACTTTCTAGAGCAGATAAACCATTATCAACACTAGCTTTAGCCATGTCGGAGGTTTGCTTAGCAGCGGTCTCCAAATTGTCCATTGTTTCATTAGCTACTTTTTGTAATATTGCAAGTGGTGCATTTTTATTATTTTTAATATTAGTTAAAGATGCAGTAACATTACTTTTGGCATTGTCAAATAAACCCATCTATACTATACTATTTCATTTAATTCTAAGAATCGTTAGAAAAGGGGGCAAATTTACACACGGTTGTATCTACTCCAGTAACATCATATGGTTCAGAAGGGTCTGAACCACTAACAAAATCCTCACGCTTCTCCATTCTTGTACATGTCCATTCCGGATCAGCAAGTGGTGCTGGTGCTGGTGCTGGTGAAGGCATAACTTCATCATCCTCGTCAACAGCTTCAAGGTCACCTAAATCGACATCACCAACTTCATTTTCAGATGCATCATAAACATCTTCAGTTTCAAATCTCTCTAATACTCCACCGTTATAAGATTCATATAAATCTTTATTAACACTTGCGAGACTAATTGACAATATTACAGCTAAACCAAGCATAACACCCAATTTAACATCAAACAACAGAGCAATTAATACAACAATCATCGACAATGCTTTTCCTAATCTAGTTGAAAACATATCTAAAACAGTTGTTGGGCTTACAATTACAATATAAGCAACTAAAGTTAGGGCTGTCACACAGGGAATAATATTATCAAGATTACATAACCCGGTAAACTTTGATACAGCTTTGCTAGTCGTTTTGGTTGTAGTAGAGGCAACATTTTGGGCTATTTTGTCAGTTGACGAAGCTGCAGTTCCAACAACATTTGTGGCAGTTTTAGTAGCAGTCTTGGCTACACCAACTGATAATTTCGTGGCACCCTTCGCAACACCAACAGCGGTTTTTGTGGCACCCTTGGCAACGCCAACAGCACCTTTCGCAACACCAGTCACAACATTCTTCGTTGCTTTGGCTCCTTTCGAAACTAATTTTGATACGGATTCTTTAGCCATTTAACAGTAGGCAAGAATATTATTTATTCAACTATACATTCTGAATCAAGAACAGGAATCCAATCATATTCATACATATTGGGTTTTTCGCGCGGCGACTTGCACTTTTCTTTTTCAATTTGCTTGACATAATATGGATTTATTCTAAAGGTATGATTTGGTACTAATTCAGAACGATGAACATAATCATCAAGATTTGGACAATTATTCACAGGTTTTTCATATGTAACAGGTCTTGATTTGCATTTGTTTTGCTTACGTTTTTTTATAATTTTAAGTATTACACTACGTATACACACTAAAAAAACTATTAAAATTAATATTGAAATTGCAACATAAATATTCATTATTCCTTTATATCAATTACACATATAATTAGACAATTAAGACATGTCCTTCTCTTCACATTCTTCAGAATATTTAAATTTAGGCATTATTGAACCAATTTGAGTATAATCTAATACATCAACGGGTGCACCTTGTGTATAGGTGGGCAATACCTTACATTTTGAAGATGCTGTGCATACAGGTAACTTTTTCTGCAATTCTTTCCAATATTTATTTGGAAAATAAACAAAACCATATGGTGAATCTATATCTGGTTTTGGTTTTAATTCGGAATCATCAAACATTTCAGAATAAACATCATCTTTGCGCCGCGACGGCGCATGACGCGCGCGTGGGCGGGAGGCCTTATCAACAGATTCATAATTGAGTTTTTCAACAACTGATTTCTGAGAAACACTACTAGGAATACCACTAATATTAGTTCCAGCAAGTCCTTGAAAATTAACATGTTCGTTTTCACCGCTAATTAGAGGGGTAACTGGTTCCGTTTTTTTTACATCCAAAGATGTAACTGGAAAATTTGGATATTTATCTTTTCTAACTTCACATTGTTCATCCAAGTATGTAAATCCCAAAGATGATGGAATTTTACTTTCTCTTCTAACAGTATCTTTAATTACAATACTATCGCGAACAACTGATTTTTGTGATGCAACTTCGACCGAGTCACTAGGCTTCGGTTCTTCATCTTCGTCATCTTCGTCATCTTCGTCATCTTCGTCATCTTCGTCATCATCATTATCATCACATCCACAGTCTTCCTCATTTCCTTTTTTAACAGTCTTTTTACTAGTAAAAGATTCTCTTACACCATTGTATATTACTGAAATATACAATACTAACAATATTAACAATATTGAAATTGCTTTTAAATTTACCATTACAAATTTCATTATAAAAAAAATTCATTGTTAATTAGATAGGTAATGAATAATTACACATTCATCTTTATATTTTGGATATTTGTTTTTGGATTTATAGTTTATAAGCGTTCTAAATCAGATACTGTCATTTTATTAGGGTCTTTGCTGGTAACATATATAATATATAAAGGTCCTCCCAACAAATCTGAAGAGCAAAAGTTTGATACATATATAGATTCGTGGATTAAAACTTTAATAACTACAAAAGATCCTGAGGAGAAAGACAGGTCATATAATATAATACGTAATCACCTTTACAGTGAGGCTTTATCTAATAAAAAATTTGAATATTCCAAAATATTAAATTTAATTGAAAAATACAAACCAACATCACCATTACCTTCTAATATTGACAATAATACCCAATATGATATCAGTGTTGGGTTTACAAACAATATTACAGAACTAGAGTAATGACATACTCAAAAAAATGAAACACACCCTAACAAAAAAAGTAGAATTACATAATGCAATGTCTATGTTAATAAACAATGATATGGAATGCGATTCAATAAATTATAGTGACGAATATACATCAGATAATATGAGTATATGTAGTGATATATCACACACTTATCCTAAGTACCAAACAGATACCTTTAAAAATCTTGAATATGCTGAAATTTTAGATAAAATTGGTAACATATTAGCTAATAGTAAAAATGTTATACCAGACCCTAGTATATATTCAAAGAACAGTGATACATTTCGTGAACAAGTACAAATTGCATCATCTATCATCGAGAACTATATTCTAAAAGATAGATCAAACTACTGGCCATCATACAAAATGACGACGTGCTACCAAAGCAACTTATGTAAAACAACTATTTCTATTTCTGCTTTTAACATATCAGATAAATTAGTGAATGACGATTATGTCTCATTGACACAAATTATTAGATTTTGTAGAGAATATGTCAATCCACTCGATATATATGACGCACAACTAATATTATTACCACATATTAGTGTTGGCTTGTTGACATAGGTACGATTCTAAAAACATTTATTTTTTAATTAAGCCGTTATAGTTTGTCCAAAACTCCTTCCCTCTACTAAATATACTTCTTGTATCAGATGTTGACACATTACGACCATGCGCTGTGCCTGATGGCGCTTGCGCGCTTTCACATACACGAACACCTTCTTCATACATTTCTTTCGTGTTTTCATTTCCGTATTCTGTATCCGAGCAATTGAATTTGCATTCAGGATTATAAATACCATCTATGTTACCAGGCATCGGACCTGCGGCCTGAAGGGTCGCATCGGGCACAGGGACGGGTGGTGTCGTCGCCGTCGCCTCGGCCGATAGCATTACCGCCTCGGGTGCCGGGACGGGTGCAGCCGCCTGGGATTCTTCTGTATATAATTGACCAAGCCTCCACTTAATTAGATTTTCTGTTGATTTTTTTTCATTTTTGAACAGATGTGTGCAATAACGATTGTTTAGCAATTCTGTATTGTCTCCCGCGCCATAGGCGGTCTCGACAGCCGGCGGCGCGGGCGCGGCCGCCGGAGGCGCCTGAGCGCGTACTTGCTGACCGTCGGCAAGTACTCTTCCACATCTATAGTCTGTTATATTATCTGCATCTTGTTGAGAATTTTTATAAATATTTAGACGCTTACGTCTGTTTACTAAATCTGTATGCGAACTCATTATTTTTAAATACTTTTAGCAATATTTTAAATTAGAATTTACTTTTAAATAATCTCACACTAAAACTTTTAATATAGACATATTGTATGGGAAATATCAAATTTACTCTTAGTAATAAAAGAAAAAAAAGATGGGTTTGTAAAAAGAATGTTACTTTAAAAATAGAACATCCTGATAAATTAACTATACGCAAAACAAGAAAAAAAACAAGAAAAATTAGAGAACGGGTTTCAAAAATGAATAATTCTGAAAAAAAAGAACTTCTAATAAACAAGGGTGTTTTAAAACCCGAGTCAAAAGCACCTGAAGACATAGTAAATACTATGTTAGATGGCTTAGTATAAATAACAATATGTACAAAAATATTTATATTTCAATAATATAAAAAATGATAGGTATCACTAATTTACTTTTGAAAAATTCAGCGGATGTAACAGGACAGCTTGGGGGTGCTTCTAAAAAAGTTAAACCTATGCCATTATGTATGTTATTTTTATTAATTGCAGTAGCTTACATAATGAAAACATATATTGTTTATGTTTCCTATAACACTGTTGCACCAAAATTCTCTAAGGATAAATATGAACCAATTACTTTCGGGGAATCATTTATGTTAATTTTATTAGTTATTGGATTATTGTTCTAAAAAATATTAACCTTAATATAAAAATATACTATTCCTATAAAACACCATTTTATTAGTCTTATTCGAGTTTGTCTATTTGATTGTATTTTTTGTATTATCTTCTTTTTATTATATTCATATTGATTTTCATGTATAATCATAAAATGACAACATTTATAGCAATATGATTCATCTTTATAAAAATAAATATTTCTTTTCTTTAAATCATCATTACACGATACACAATTCATTAAAGGATTCTAATAATGATTATATAATGGTAACTTATATATTAAAATAAATTATGTCAAAAAAATGACTTAAAATTGTTTATAATAAGTATATATAATTAAGATGATTATACCAGTTAGATGTTTTACATGTGGTTCTGTTATTGCGGATAAATGGATACCGTATCAGAAACTGACCGCTAAACACAGAACAGACACATCGCAGCATGATATTGAATTACTGGACACAGATTCCTTAGCGACACCAGAAAATAATACCACCGCAGAATATAGAGCACTGGAGGAACTAGAAATAACTAGATTATGTTGTCGTCGTCATTTCTTATGTTGTGTTGATATGATAGACACTATTTAATATGCGCCCACCACAGCTAAAATTATGAAAAATATTAAATATAATGAATTCCCAAATACTTTCAATATCAGGATACACACAAAAATTTCTATTATCACAACTAACAAAAGCACTATCTAAAGGTGATTACAAAACGTCATCAATATGGTCTGTTGAAATGCATATTTCAGGATGGATTGTAAAATGGTGGATTGGAATTGTTTCTTATTGTTCAAAATACATCCATATATCAAATCCAAAAATAAGCAAATTCTTATGGAAAATTTCAAATGATTACCCGGTTCTTAGAGGAGAACGAGGAAATCCTAACTCAAATGAAATAAGACAAGTAATTGCACTTGTTGTTGGTGTATGTGTATATTCACCAAAAGATACCCAACATAATATACCAAAACCGCTATCTGTTGCTGAAGACGACCGCGCTGAATTGTTTCACTCAATAGACAAAATTCAGGTTAATAAAGATGTTCAATCTGTGTCTATGGAAAAGGATTCGATTTTAATAAAGAAGCTTCTTTCAAATTTATCAAATAATATTGAAGAAAGTAACTATTGTGGTTGCTTTCGAATATTAAGCATTTGTTTATTTTTAGAAAAACACAAATCATATAAAAAAACAATATTATGTGCAACTAGAACATGGAAAGGTTTAGAACAAAAATATTGGAACTCTTGGATTTTTTTACTGTGGGATCTTCTTTTTCATTTAGGAAAAAAAAAGGGTATTGAAGACATAATTGGTTCTTGGAGGGGTCTTTATATTGTAAATTGTAATAAATCAAAATTTAACAACATTTTACCATATATTGTTAATAGTATTAGCTTACTTACAAATCATATAAAACCAAATATACCATGTGTACACAATGAAGATTTGATTAATAAAGGATGTCAAAAAATTGATTTTATATATGGTTCTATACTACAATCATATTCCGCAAACAGAGCTGTTTATAATTTTAATTAAAATCATACTTGCATAATCTAATTATGGTTCTGGCTCCGGCTCCGGCTCCGGCTCCGGTTCCGGTTCGGGTTCACATACATGAGTGCTATCATGCACTTCTACTTCGGGTTCTGATGTTGAACTAGTACCAATATTTAATAACGGTAAAATACCAGGCCAACTTACATCAGATGCGTGTGGTCTTTGTTCTGCAGGTAATAATATTTGAGGAATTAAATAAAAATATCCATTTCCACTATCAACGGTATCATTATATATACAAAGTAATGGATATACCGGTGCTAAAAAAGCTAATGTTGCATACGTACCAATTAACACATCTGAATTAATTGTTGACATCTATTTAATATATTTTATATAATTTTAATGAAAAAAGTCGCGCGGCTAGGCCTTCGAGGGTTCGAATGGCGGCTGAGGCACGCGTCACCGCGCCCGCGCCGCGGGCGCTGCAAAGCTTAAGCTCTGCGCTCTATATTATAGTATGACAGTATGACTAATAATATCACTTTGATACCTCCAAAATCAGGAGTTATTACACAAATAATACATATTAGCGATATTCATATTAGAAATGGTGACGAAATAACATGTAGATATGAAGAATACAATTATGTATTTGATAAATTATTTTTAAGCATTCGCAATCTAGAATCGGTGAATGCAAATAGTGCAGTTATAGTTATAACAGGAGACACATTCCACAATAAATCAAAAGTTGAAACACATGGCATTATGTTATTCAATACACTAATCAGCAATCTTGGTAAACTGGCACCAGTTTATATTATTCTAGGTAATCATGATTTCAGACAAGACCAAATAGAAAATTCTATTGATTTTCTTGAAGCATTTGAAAATGTATCATTTAAAAATGTCTGCTATCTTAAAAATACAGGATTATATGAGGCAGCAAATGTAGGTTTTGGACTCGTATCAGTAAAAGACACACTTAAATTGGGTGCAGGTTCTGGTATTGCAGACAATATACCCAATTTTCCAGACCCAAAAATGTTTAGTGACAACATTAAAACAACAATTGCTCTTTTTCATGGAACAATGATTAATTCAAAGTTTTCAGAAAATCGGACGACTTTAGAAGGATATCCATGGAATTGGATGGATGTAGGATACAATTTTGGATTATTGGGTGATATTCATAAACAACAAATATTTCCAACACGTAGATCGGGTTTCAAAGCGGCTTATAGTGGTTCCTTAATTCAACAAAATTTCGGAGAGTCAATATTAAATCATGGATATTTATTATGGAATATAGCTGATGGGCAGATAATTCCGGTAGATATACCAAATAAATATGGTTACTTAAAATTAACAATAAGAAATAATGAATGGTTTTGTGAAAACCAAACACTTGATTCATTTATTAAAAATCCTATCTTCCCTAATATTTTAAAAATACGTATATTCGGCGAGAGCGGACATGCCGCAAGGACACACTTAAGGAATTTATTATATGGAAAAGAATTTTTTTTAGATGATACTATCATTAATGACCAAACAAGTGGAGATACTCAATCAAGTGACTTTGCATCGGATGTTTTATTAGACGAATATATGAAATCAAATAATATATGTGATTATGAAGTACCATCATTAGAAGATTTGAAAATTACCATTGACGATACATGGAATTCAGAACTAAAAAAAATCTGTCATAAGAAAAATCTCGATATTGATAAGGAATATAGTCTATATAATGATTCAATAGAAAATTCAAATAATTTAGAGAAAATATGTATAAAATATATTGAATGGAAAGGTTTATTATGTTATAATACCAAAAATTGGTTTGATTTTGATATTCTAAAAGGAAAAACAAATCTTATCTCGGCTAAAAATGGTGGTGGTAAATCTAGCTTTCTAGAAATAATATGTGTATCAATATTTGGGAAGCCAATTCCATCCAGGAATGTTAAAGGTAATGCATATGCATTAATTTCTAAAAATTTAGATAAGAAATCAATACCTTATACATGCATTCATGTTATTATAAAAGGAGTTACATTCAAAATATCGAGATTCTTTGATAGTCTAGGTAGGCCTAAACCTCGTAAAGGTGGTGTATACCGTAAAAATGGCGATGAATGGTATACTGTTTGTTCCGATCCACCAAAAACAAATGAGTGGGTATCAGAACATCTAGGAGATATTCGTGGATTTTTAATGACAACAATGGTAAGTCAGTCAAATGACAACGATTTTTTATCAATGAAACAAACTGAGCAAAAACATCATTTAGAACAAATTTTTGGAATGAAAATTGCAAATTCAAAGGCATCGCTATTCAAACAAGCTTATTTGGCAATTAAACAATTTAAATCACATTATGATGTATCTTGTTCATCAATGTCGCTTTTGGAGAATGGAACAGAAGATGCATTAGATACAGCAAACTTAATTTATGACATTAAATCAGAAAAACTAAATGATTTGACACAAAATCTAGTTACCAATTGGAATAATTGTAAGATAATAGACCTCCAGCGAGATACCCACAATATAAATAGTATTTTAGAAGTGCAGCTCCGCGAACTGAAGAACAACACTAAGACACTAAATACTCTTAATGATGAATTAAAATCTGCAATAATGATTAAAACGAATTTATACCCACCATGCAAAAAATCTAACAAAAGTATTGATGAATTAAAATATATTGTTAGAAAAGCAAAAAACACTAAACCACCTGAGGTTAAAATGGTTGAAATACCAATTATTAAATTAGCAGCGGCTATTGCAATCGAAGACAAAATAAATAGTGAAAAAAGAAACAAACCATCAGAAATAGATTATCGTTTTTCACAAAAAGCTTATTCAGATGCATTGCGTTCTTTTAACGACACAGAAATGACGCGAAACAAGCAAAAGAAAACCTTATCAGAGTATTTATGTATTGAAGAAAATCTGTTTACTTTACGTGAGAGTGCTCGCGCTGACGCCGCGCGGCGCCCAAAACAGAATAAAGAAGATGTTTTATCTTACATATCAATTATTAATTCAAAAAAAAATAGTATAGAGGACTCAAAAATAAAATTGGATGTACTAATAACACGAAATACTTTATATAATTTACACAAGCAATTAAATAAAAAATACGAAGAAAGGCTATCTTATGTAACCCAGTCAATTAAAGATACAGAAAATAGTCTAGTAAATATACCATTTAATCCAAACTGTTCCGCATGCTGTTCACAACCATTAAGACAACAATTGAACAAATTAATAGAAGAAAAGAAGAATCTCGAATCTAATCCACCGGCACCGGCTCTCCCAGTGCCGAAAATAGAATATGATGAATTGGTTTTTGAAATATCTGAATATGATAAACATCTGGAATTAGAGTCATCATATAAAAATTGTTTAGATTTATGGGAGAAGTATGACAAATGTAATAAAGATATTGAATTAAAAGATAAGGAACTTCATGAAATTAGAGAAAAAATTAGAGGACTTCGCATCAGTATCGAAGCTTCGGTATGCGCGGGCCAAGGCTGTGAGCAGGCACTGCATGAAGCCAAAACAGTTATTGATAATTATGAATATAACTGTTCTCAGGAAGATAAATGGGATGAAAGACATGCTTTTGTTGCTTCCATAAAAGCACAGTGGTATTTGTACAAACTATACAAAGATAACGAATCTGAAATTGAAATATTTAATAAAGGTCAAAAGGCTATTTCTGAATTGAGTGATGCTATAAAATACAATGAATATGACTGTATATGTAAATCTAATTCAAAAACAATTACAAGATTAACTGGTAAAATTGATAATATCAATAAAGAGTTATATAAAACAAACAAATATATTGAGTACTGGAATTCTGTTAAAGAACAAAAACCTGAGTATGATAAGCAAAAAAAAATTCAAGATAGAATAGACATTTTAAGAAAAGAGATCGCAGAATTATATTCAGAAAAAACACTCATTGCAAATATGCTTGAAAAAAACAGGAAAATAACAGAAATTAACAAAGAAAGTGAAAAAAAGAGTATTGATTTAAAAAATAAATTAGAACATATACAATTATTGGCGCACATATATGAGCAATATAGATGTTGGCTTTACAAAGAACATATCTTACCAAAATTAATAAATACAACAAATCGATTTGTATCGAAAGTTGAACCCAATCTAAGATTGGATTATATTATAAAACCGGATGGTTCATTTTTGTTTCAAGCTATCAACAATTTACAAGATATTCAATTAGAGAAGACAAGTGGTTTTGAATATTTCATCTTAGCAATATGTTTAAGATTAGCATTTATCAGTTTAACAATTGGAGATAACAAAATTGGTGGTCAGTTATTAATTGATGAAGGATTTACAAATTGTGACACAAACCATCTGTCAAAGATACCAGAATTTTTAGAATCATTACTCAACAAATTTGATTCTATTATATTGGTGTCTCATTTGGAAAAAATCAAAGATTCTGTAGACAATACTATATTTATTAATGACAAAAGCCTTCAATATGGTAATATCTTATAAGAATACATTTTTAAAAGTCAATCATACATAAAAAGTAATATCTATATAATGACAAGAAATATGTCAGACATTATAAGAAACTTTTTAAAGAATCTAAAACGCGCACCCCGTCCATCGCCTGCAAAGAAGCGCAAGATTACCAATTTAATATTTGAAAAAAAATGAACATTATATGCGAATTTATTTAAATCCAAATATGTGTATATAAATAATCAGCCATGACAAATAACCAGTCTAAATTGACAAATGATAGTCTCGCGAAGCCGGATGCACAAATAGCTGCAGTTGTCAAAGAACTTACAACAAAAAATTTAGAGGGCAATGCTATTTCAAGAATAAAACAGTTAGAAGAATTATTATTATTCGAAATACTTAAATTGAACCCAAAAAGTCAGATACATAAAAACAAATCTCATCGTTCAAAAGAAGAATCAGAAAAAATATTTTACTTAAACACAGCCAGTTTATCTAATTGTATTATTACTAAAGATGGAACAAAACCAAAAGATATAGAAGACAATAACGGCGGTTCATATATTGATATTAGTAATTTGGACAATATTAGTATGTACTATTACAAAAAAAGCGGTTCAACACCTATTATATTTGATTTTACTCCATTAGTCAAAACCATAAAACAAATTTATGATATGAAAAAGACATATAAGTTTCCGCTAGTTATATTTTCCAATTCAAAATTACAACCTTATCCAATTTATTATGAAGATAGCAATAAAAAGCACTGTGGATTTGCAAATGATAATCATAGAATGGTGTCAAATTATATTGACAATGTACCATCTACTCTGAATGAATTATTTAAAATATTACCAGCAACAACTCCCATACGCGCCGAGGCAACAGAGCCACAGCCAGAAAAACAAACTGGGGGTACCAAAGATGATTCTGAAAGTAATAAATATTTCAAAATGTGGGAAGAGATTTTTAATGTTACAGGAGAATTACCAAAAGATTGTCCTTGTAAACAATACAGTAAAGCTCTTTATAATAGATGTGTTCTTCAAGGAAAACCGAAAAGAGGGATAAGAACTGTACATAAAAATTATTGTAACAAAATTATAGAAAAAATCGTTTTGAAGAAAGATTAAGCGGGCTTTTAAGTTTTGGAAGCGGGCGGTGAATCATAAGTGGTGTTTTATTTGTACCAATAGATCTACGCATCTCAAAAGGCACTTTTCTTGACAAATATTCATTCTCTGTATAACCAATGGGAAGTATTGTTCGATTTAAATTTATATCTTTAATTGATATTTCTAAACAATTAGAACACAATGGAAGTCGAGACCTACTGTTTAAGTCTCCAAATATGAAATATATGTCAGAAACACCAATATTATCTAATTTCTCAGAAGCATTCTTTATAAATTTGAAGTATTTATTTTTATTATCTGTAAATGGTGCATGAATATTTGCAAATGAGCAAATCAATTCGTGTCTATTATTTTTTATCTTAAAACGAAAACAATGAGACGCTTTTGTATAACTCTCATTACTAGAATCTTTTGTTAAATCCTCAATTTGTACAACAGTATCATCCCAAAATACACAAGATTCTAGACCATAGCCAATTAAGTGGCCAAAATAAGATTTGAAATTAGATCCGTTTATATGTATTTGTTTATTATAAATATTTTTCCATATATCTAAACCAGGAATACTATATATTGACGCTTCTTGAAAGCCAATAACTAATATATCAGTATATTCACCCAATTCCTCAAAATATTTTAACAATTTTGCCGGGCATATATCATTCTTATTAGCTGACCCGATATTCCAACTCACTATTCCAATGGTAAATGAAAGTAATCTACAAAAATATAAAACTGGAAAATGGTCATTGCCAGTTAATCTTATTGAGTCATATATATGTTCTCTAATATTTAGTGAAGGATTTCCAATTTTATATAATATTCTGTCAGCATATCCAGGAAGTCTTCCATTTTTTTTGAAATTTTTATGTTTTTCTAATTTCATCTTACCAGTTTTATAATGTCTTTTATATGTTGGTTCAAACATTATTTTTGATTCTCTATAATTAGGTAATAACGAATCAATTGCGCCTAACAGAACATCTCTATTAACTAAGTAACTTATTATATTATCTGATAAAGGAAAACCTGACTCTAATATATCTTTTATTTCATAAAAAGTTACTTTTGGACGCATTATATTAATTGTGTTTTATATGCATATTTAATAATTTATAAAATGTCAAAAAAATGAACTCTATTTTTACTTTTATAAGTGGTTAGTTCCAAAAAGGGACTAACTGAAGGTAAAGCAAGTGGTTAACTTTACCTTCTTATTTAAGTAACCAAAAAATATATTAAAATACCCTCATTTAAAATGCCCTCAACTAGTAAAGCGTGGTTAACTTTACTAGGGGAGGTTAGGAAGGAATGTCTCCCATCCTAGCTTAAATTAAAAATTACTCTACATAACCAACTCGAGTGCGAAACAATGTACGAAGTATCATAATAAACGTAAGAAGTTTGTGATATTTATCAATTTCCAATAATATAACGATTATTTTAGATAAAAAATTAAACCATATGCATATATTTAACTGCTACTTTGGTTGTTTCATGGTGACGATCATGAATCGCCGTTGGTAGGTCAGAAATGGACCCAATATGGTTTAATTAGTTATAGTAAAATATGAGATTGTTGTCTTCCCAATTTAGACAGCAATATAGTTTATATTATTGATGAGGTTAGCTGCAGCGCCGAATTTTTTTTATCAATTTATAAATTGTAAAAAAATGAAAGTTCGTTTACTTGTTGTAATTGGGTAAAGCTTGGTAAACTTTACCTCCTGGGGAACCATTCCTCAATAATATACCCTCGAATGCGAAGGTAGGACGAGAGTATCATAATAAACAGCAAAATGTTTGTGATACGTTGACAAATTCCAATATGCATAGTATTTATTTTAGAAACTATAATTGAGACATGAGGCATAGGGGTCTGCGATGGCGATTATCTAAAAATGTACTATATTACAGTAGAGATGGGTGCTACGAAAGCATATTGAATCCAGAAAAGGATAATAACACCCGATATAAAAATGGGTATATATAAGGTGGTGACTTATATTGGTTTTAGTATATCAGATACAACAAGATTCTCTGAGTTTTAATATGTGTCTTATATATTTTTTATTATGGCACTTCCGCGTATGCCGCCCGCAACCGCTGTCGAGCGACCATCAGCGAATAACCCAAGATATTCGTGCCGGGCCACGCAGGCGGATTATTTGCATCCAGATGCGACTTGTTGATGCCTGTACCCCAGTTTCTGTCATAGCGCGTCATTTCCGCAAGCACGCAATTGTCCGTTTTATCGAGCACCTCCCAGAGCGCATGGTCCGATGCAAACTTCTGCGTCACAACTTCGATAGCAACCTCCAACACGACATCTGACCAACGTTCCTGCACAAATGGCGTGACCTTTCTACCCAGTGCTTTGCAAGCCTTCGGATTCGTGTTAGAACGCGATATCTTTTCATAGCTTTCCCAGTCGTTCATTACTGCCGCTTTGCAGGCCATGATCGCCTGCTCTCCAAATTCGACACGCATAATGCGCGGCGTTGCACAGCAGCACTTCGGTATAGTGAAATCGAACGGACTTCGGAAGAAGTTTGAAAAGCAGGAATAGGTGCCGGAATTGTGACCGTAGAAGGGTATCACGGGTAGTGTCAACCCTTCGCTATTTACATTTCGCCAGAGTGTTTGCAGCTGCGACGGGCGCTTTCTGCGCTGTAGCTGGCGCCTCGAATGCGGTGCGTCGTATCGCTGCATCATTTCACTTTTGTTCATAAAAAGAATTATACTTCATTTTTTTGATAAACTATAAAAAATTTTTATAAAATTTCAAAAAAATGAACGTGAATTTATTGTTATTGTTAGTTAATAATCGAGAGCGAATATAATATATCTGTTTTAATTTCACGGGAAATTCAAATCAGAGACATATATTAGTCGGACGATAGTATCATAATAAACGTGACTGTTTGTGATACGTTACGCAGCGCGCACAGCGTTGCATTTGTATAATACCCGTTATCAACGGAGAGGCAGACGACAATGCGTAATACATATTTTAGAGACTATGGATGGAATCGCCGGCACATTTTTACGTGCGGCGGGAGAGTTCTATCTCTAAAAGATAAGCGGTTGGAAGGGGTTCATAACTTTTATACGCCTAATAAAAAAAGAACTGGTATGTCAAGGAGAGAATTGGCATATTTTAAGAAAATAGCAAAAACTTTTATTTGTCAATTGAGATACAATCGTGAATATAGATTACGAAAGATTTCATTGTTTTATGGTAGAATGCATGCTTTTGATGTAAATGCTGTTAAGACTATGGCTAAAAAATATAAATTTGTGCTAAAGAAAGAATGTTTGTACCAAATATTTGAGAATAGTGGGAAGAAATTTGAAATGTGGAATAGAGGGGGTGCATTTTGGGGTGGAACAAACTACCGCGATTTAGATGTAAGGGATAATTTACCTGATTACCCAATAAGAGCTGCGAATGAGATTGATGTAAATTCAAGAAATTCGAGGTCGGCATCCTACGCTATAATACGAAAATCTGCAATTCCAGATCTAACATATAATGATAGACTTGTAAGACTTGAAGGAAAAACTTTACTCATGTTAAGATTCTTGTTGAAGAAAGGTTCAAATCCTAATGAGCCAGTATTTTTAGAAAATATGATTTTCAAATACAAATGGCATTCAAAAATATTCTTCTTAAAAGTTTTCGAAATGTGTATTAAATACGGGTTAAATGAATTTAATTTAGATAAAGTGCTTAGAAATGGTTGGGTGGAAAGAAGTGGCCGCGCTTTCTTCTTGTATCCCGCAAATCCTTACATGAATCACTTGGATGTAAAGGATACAGTAAAGATCTGTCGTGGTTGGATTCATTCTAAACAGTTTGATAGAGTTGTGAAACAATCAAAAAAAGGTATAGGTGAATTGAATGACGATGTTATTGGAATAATCCGTACATTCTTATATGAACCATTGAGTGAAAATCTATAACTAACATCTCTTTTGAAAATAATTTGTTATTGACCTTTGACCAAATTTTTTACCTTCCTCAATTTTTACTCTTTTTTCAAACAACACTTTATATGCTTCATCCGATTTCAAAGTCATTAATTTTTCTCTAATATTCTTACTTTTTTTGGGGTCATTTCTCATTTTTTGTTCTAAACGTTCAAAATAATCACTATCTTTATTGTAGCCATATTTTCTTAAATTTTCCAATGTTAATGCATACACTTGGCAACATGGTTTTACAATTTGATTGGTAATATAGAACAAGTAATCTATCTTCAAGTTATGTTCTTTAATATAGTCTGGATGCTCTACTCTATCTCCTTGTAATTTAACAGCTGATTTTGTATTTACATATACATATGGTATCCTATCATTTGATTGTGGTTTATTACCAGGATCTCTCTCACCCATCCTATCTGCTAATGCTTTATGAACAATTTGGTCTGGAAATGCATAGAATGCATTCAATTTTTTAGTAATAATGAAGTATTGCATAGGAAAGTGACCAGATAAAATTTTATCAATACAATCTTTTAGAAATCCAATACTTGAATCAATATCCCTATCATTTATTATACGATTGATAATACCATCATATACATATTTTAATATAGGTGCGTTGTCTCTTCGTTTGGTTACAACACCCATTGATGTTTGTTTGTATTTCTTAACATCAAATTCATATTTATTGCCAATATATCCTTTCTTTCGTAATAATACAAATGGTAAGAACGTTTTTTCATATTCCAAGCAATGTGGATATTGCAATAAAGGTTGAATACCTTTTTCAACTTCAATTGATTTATCAATAGAAGCTTGTAATGCTTTTTCAGGACTCATTTTATTTCCATTTTCGTCACGGCATTGGAAATTTACAAATATTGAATCAGTATCACCATACACTACTTCGGCTTTTGGGTAGTGTTCATTAACATAATCTTTTGCAAGATGTAAATGCGCTCTACCAACTGCAGTAGTGCTTGCTGCAATATCTTTATAATATAATGCGGATACTTCAGCACCAACTCCACCATATAGTGAATTTGCCGTAATTTTATATGCCAACTGTAAACCATCTAAAACTGATCTTCGAAATGGATCTTTTTCTTTTTTGATCATTGCGCGAGTTTCTTTTCTGGCTTTTAACAGTTTCATTAAAATTCTAGGCAATATACCTCTTTTCTTGTCAATAACTGCACCTGATTCATCTTTAGGTGGTTGAACATATCTACAAGTAACTATTGGTTCCGATTCATTAACTCGTTTGTGCCAAGTTTTTCCGATTAAAACGGAATCATAATTATCATATGAAATGTCTTCGAATTGAATTCCCATTTCTTCTAGTAATTTTGCACCATTTTCTCCTAAATATATTTTGTCTTTGATAATTGTATCATGAGAAATATTAGACCCAATCATAGAAGAGGGGTATAGACTGCTATAATCCAAAACACTAACGGGGTCATCTAGGAAAATTGCTGGTTTTGGTTCTAATACTTCTGCTCCCTCATATGAATCCTTTGAATTTTCATCTGTTTTACCGGGCAATTCTGGAATCATATAATTCTCCTTAGAACACTCACTAGAAACTAAGCTTAATGTTTTAATCATTTGCCCTCTCATAAATAAATATGAAAACGGAACCAAACAAACATTAGACATACCAACATTATTTGTAATTATCTCTAATTTTTGCATTAAATTAAGACATAATTCACAATCCTGAACACAATATTTAGCAACAATTGCTCTGTCTGAATCAGTACCCCTTTGCATTTCAAAAATGTCTTGAGGTGATACATTATCTTTACCTACACACCAGTAAATAGACTTTTTGGGCCATTCAATATCATGGTCATTTGCACATGATTCCATAATAATCTTTTCATCATCAACAATTTCCAATATTTTACGTCTGTTTCCTAAGTATTCTTTACCAATAATACTTGATTTGTAAATTGCTAAATAATGTCCTGGTCTTAAACTGAATGTTGAAGATGTGTTGACAATCATTTTGTTTTCTTCAAATTCAACATTTAATATAGCTCCATTAATAAATTCATTTGAAACGTCATCTAATTTATAGGAACTTAAATTATGTTCTCTTTGGATAACCTTCAATAAATCTATTGTAACCATTCCTGGCATTTCAAAGTAATATAAGAAGTTATGCCCCATTGCAGCTGAAAACAACTCCTTTGAACCAAGTTTAGTATCCATATGTTTCATTGGACCCATTCCAACTAATTTATTCACACAACCGTATTCTTCAGCACATTCCCATAGAAATTTGAAATCAAAACCAAATATATTATAGCCTGTAATAATATTTGGTTGGACTTTTGCCATAAATTTCACCCATTCGCTATATAGCTCAGAAACCGTTTCGCAAGATACTACTTCAACACCAGGAATATTGTCACAACCTCCCAACGTTACGATATGCCTTTGCATAGTTGTACTTTCTTTTCCATATCTATATAGTACAGTTCCTATTTGTATAACTTTATCACCCAACACATCTGGTAACGATGAACACAATAAATTATTAATTCCTTCCGCAATATCCTTCGCTTTGACTTTTTCTGAAGAATTGTATTTTGATAACTCTCTGTAACAGTCTTGACTAATAGTATCAAATTCTCTATTTGTGATTGACGGGTTTTCTTTTAAAATGATTGTCTGAATAGAAGATTTGATATTATCATCGTATTTTTCTGATGGATAATATTCTCTGAACGCACATTTTATCCATCTTTTAACCACCGATGGACTAATTCGCTGTTTCTGCTTTTGACATCGTACAAATTCTTCGTACATATTTTGAGCCAACTTGATATAATCTTTCTTTGCAACTGGAAAATCACCATGACTACTATCCGCTTCAATATCAAAAGAGGCTACTTTAATTGGTCCAATAGAATTTTTATCTACAGGATATACATCTTTCCAATCGACAGTCCAATTTCTACGAAAATTTGATTCTGAAGATATTGTTTTAGTATATTTAGCATTCTTAATACTAACCCACCCTGCAGGTTTAATATTTCTTATGTGAAGCATTCTTAAAACAGGTGTAATGTTCTTTTCATATATTGGAAATACATGGTTTCGAATTTTTGTATTTATAGTAATTCTCTTACTTGGATTCGTTTTACCCTCCTTAATTCGATAATATACACTTCTTAGTGCACCCTCACTTTTAAATTCTAATTTCATGAACTTACGTTTTTTCTCCCATTGATACCCTCTAAATCGATATTTTAAATGAATACAGTCCTTTACTCTGTCTGTAATAATTTCATCCTTCATTCTACGAGGTAACTTGTCTCTTAATGCATATAATAATGATGTTGTCCAAGAATCCATCCATAATTCAGGTAATTCAATCCAAAAGAATGGTTCAAAACCAGTTACTTTAATACAAGCATTATGACCTTTCTCTGAGACTCCAAACATATACATCATGTATACTTTAGAAATCTTTTCTGATAGTTCAAGCTGTTCAGAGTCAGAAGATTCATCTGTTCCTAATTCTTCATCACAACTATACCAATCATATATTTGATAACACTTATCTTCTTCAGACATAATCTATTATATTGAATTCGTTTTAAATCACGTGTTCCTTCTATTTTAATATTGGTAATTTAGTATCATTTTTATGATTTTAATTATTCAATTTTATTAACATATGAAAAGATATTGCACAGAGGTAATGGGACTGATGTATTTGTCGGAATAGCTCTTTCGTTATATAATTTTTTACCAATATCAAATATTCCAAATATTGGATGCATATTCCACCCTTTCTCTTCATCTGAAATTTCAGGATAATGTTTGAAACAACAAGTGACTAAGAAAATAAAACATACTAACCACAGAACGGAATTATGTATTATCGCAACATCATCCGGGTGGGTATCTTTGCTGGGGACTATAAAGAACTCGAAAACCAATAGCGCCATGAAAATATCACCTAAAATTCGTATTATAACACCAAGACCCGAATTGTCATTCATTTCGATAGGGACTTGTGATGCAAAAAATAAAATAATGCACAATAAGAAGAATTTGTAATAAACAACTTTCATATTGGCTCGTACCTTTTCTTTAGAAAAACCATTGATCATACATGCTATTAACAATGGAACTAAAAATACAAGTGTACATTCAATTATTTCTATTTTCATTATAACTTCAAATTATTTTAAATTTATAAATCATGGTACTAAAACAAATAAAATGTCCACCAACTGGAAAAGGATATGGTATGGATAAATTTTTAAAAAAATGGTTACCCGGAATGGAATTATATGCCATGGACTATATTGGTGTTGGTGATATGATAGGAACTACCAAAAATAAAGTTGCTAGAAAGGTTGCACTTGGAAATAATTCTTTTATGTCAATTGGCGGTACATGTGGAAGTTCAAGTGATTCCGAATGCGTTGGGCAGGAACGTAATATGTATTTAAAATCATATCCACTTGGAAGTATACCAACATGTATCGAAAAAAAAGACGGAACATATGCAACTACTCAAGGCGTCCCACTTCTCGGTGGTACAGCACTTATTGGTGGATTACAGGAAGACTTATTTACATTACCAATTACAGATATTTCAAAATCTGTAGTTAACCGTGGCGTATTTGCTTCAAATGACTGTATGAAGGCAAGGTTGCCTGTTGGAAATGGATTATTAATGGGTAATAGAAGGGTTAACTCTAAAGAGGAGGCTGTTGACAAAAAACAGGCTTGGTGGGTAGAGGAAAAATGCATTCCAAGACAACCAACTGTGTCTAAAGAGTATGGTGGAGAAACATTTAAAATACCATTTTCCACAAGTTACTGTGTAACAGAACCGTTTAGTAATGCTGACGCAGCGGGTCGCCGCGCCGGGCCAGCGGCGACACATCTTTTAATTCTTTCTATGATTCTCATATTTATTAATATTATGAGGAGCGGTCGGCCTTGAGAGCAAGAGCACCAATTTTATCTAATAATTTATCATTTTCACGGCGGCAAGTCGCCGACACCGCGGTGGGCGACGCCGAAATATTAAAACGCACGTGTCTTGTTGGTTGTTTTAAAAAGGTGTTTAATATATTACCAAATGATGATATAGGATCAAAAAGGTTTGATTGAAAATCAATATTAAACGATAACAATGTTTTAGCAGTTTGTAAATTTAAACACGGTATAATACTTGTTGCATCAAAATCATAATATATTCCATCTTTTACTTCATATTTTCTTGTTATATTGTTGTAATATATCATTAACATATTACTATTATAATTAGGTGGCTTTACTGATGGATGAATAAGATGAGATTTTGAACATAATAACATTAAATTATTAGATTTGTTCCATAACCCACAAAAATTTGAATACTTCCAATTGACTGTTTTAAGTTCTTCTAATGAATCATACGAATTGTGTGTAAGGATATAATTCCATAATCTTTCTAAAACAAAACCTTGTGAACCACCTTGTATATCTGAGCTTAATAATATTTCTTTTAATTTTATATAGCTATTTTTCTTGTTTAGATGTATTGCTTCCTTTTTTACAAAGAATATTGAGCTCCAACAATATGGTATTATATTTTTGGGAATTGGAATCCCACTAACTCCACACATATAATGTAAATAATTTCCGTATGGCATGGGAGTTATATCTTTTAATTCTTTCACTTTTAATGAATGCATATAGTCAAAAAATTCATGTTGTTCTACTGTTTGTTGATTGCGTGAGTCTATATAATACTGAATAACTCTATTTCCATCAATAAAAAATCTATGATCAAATTCTATATTTGGTGGTATCATTTCATTGTATCTCCAGGTTAAACATTGAAAATTTTTTTGTATATAATTTTGAATTACATTTTCAGACATAAGATTTAAAAAATCAGGACTATGATCAAAAGGATTACCTTGAACAAACCATATATTATCTGGTAATTGTTCGTAATTATTAATAATATAACTCAAATATGTTTCCCCTTCACGTCCTATATTTTCAGACTTAATAATCTGAATCTTATCCGAATGTAAATCCGGGAGATCATCACCTTTATTAACAATTATACATTTGTTTATCCAGGTTTCTTTTAAAAGAACATAAATCCACTCTAAATCTTCATTATATCTAGATATAATAATTGTATTTTCACAATTATACCTGCCCATTGGCGTATTGTTAATAAACTCGATTTTTATTTTTATATTTCGCAATTAAGACATAGTTAATCTATTATGATGTGTTTGTTGAAAATGTGTTGATATGTCCTCATCGTATTGATTCAGATTGTATCTGCGGCGCTCTTCAGCATCTACTCTTTGTTGTCTCATATTCTCATATTGTTCATATTGCATAGGTGACATTTTATCAGGCTGAGAACCTCTCTCTCCCTTTGCCGCAGCAAAGTTTTTTGATATATCTGTATCTACATAATTATTTTCTTCATACAATAAGTGTGGAGTTTCTAAAGCACGTCTTATATCTGTATATTGTGTACCTTTTGTAGTTTGCCCAGTATAATCAGTTTTCTCATCATCTACTTGACCCAATATCTCAGAATTAGTCACTGGTGATAACTCTTCGGGAACACCAGGATGTTTCATTATTTGAAATCTGCTACTATCTACATTATTAAGTAGTGTCTTTTTATGATTTTCATAAGCAGAATTAAAATTAGATTCTGACGGCCGTGGCGGTGCTTTCACATTTTCTGATTTTTGTAACCAATCACCATGACCACCAGATTTTTTTTGAAAGGAATTTTTTTCATAATAACTGTTAAAAACATTCGGATCAAACTTATTATCAAATAAACTATCCGGCGGTGGAACTGCCTGTGGCATCGACCCCCGATTAGATGAGGGCGTTGCCCTTTGAATTTCAGTATTCAATGTAACCCCCTTTAAATGTTTATAACATGTAACCAACATATGAAAGTGATTGGGGTCTCCACCTTTATCTGGGTGAAATCGCATAGCCAATTCACGATATTTTTTATCCAAAAAATCTTTACTATAACCTGTTTTGGGTGCTTCACCAAATAATTGTCTACACATAATATCTAAATTGGCACTTGGATTAATACGACTTTGTGTCTTTTCTTGATATTGCTGATTCATTTCTTCATTTGAAATTCTGTCTGTTATATTTGGTATTAATCTAGGAACATATGGTACTTGTGGCATGTTGTTTGAGTTAGTCCTATTAAACTCAGGTGAAAACTGACTCATTCCTTTTCTAGATTCATATATACCTCGTTCTATATCAAATTTATTTTCGTATTGACTCGCAGGCCTAGGCCTAGACACAGGAATCTGTGTCTGGTTTAAATTTGACACATCAACTTTCTTTTCACTAATCCATTTATTTATAAATAAATCAATAGAATTTTTGGGGATTCTACTCAGAACCATTTCAATTTGATTGTCAGTCAAACCTAATTTTGATAGTTTAGATAGATTACTTTCATTAGTATTCATTATATCATTAAATTTCTAAATTTATATAAATATATACGCGACATATGAATATTATAACATGACCTTTACAGATGAGGCTAATGATGATGGAGAATTAGAACCAGAACCAGAACCAGAACCAGAACAAGATTTCGATTTCCAACCAATAACTTATGAATATTCGGCGAATGCTGTTCTTTCTGAAGCTGCCCTAGATGCTTTTGAATCCGAACAAAAAGAAAGGGGGTTGCAATCTATTATTAATGAAGCACTTAAAATTGAAAATATTGAACAAAAACCACTGGTGCCAAACATTAGTAGAGGTTCTTCCGGACGTATTCATAGTTTTGATGATGACACCGCGGACGACGAGGCGGACGCTGTTCCAAGTCGTTTTAGGAAAGACCGTTTGTTTAGAGTTCCAGGTAGTTATTCAGAACTCGATTACTACTCTCCCGAACCAATGAATAATTATGAAGCGGAACCTCTTCAAGAACCAAGAGACATAGCAGAACCAGTGGCACTGGGTTCCGAACCAGAACCAGAACCAGAGCAAGCTCGACCTAAAAGTGTTTTTTGTAGTTTAAAAATGTTTTTTAAGAGGTTGTTTAATAAGATTAAGATGTCGAGTTCGCGAATACATTAGGTATTTCTATATACATTTCTTTAGCAATTTGTATTGCGTTATTAATATTTTCTAACGTATGCTCTTTTTTTATAAGTGCTTTCAATAAATCTAGCTTATTTCTATCTAATCCATTATATTTATAAAAGGCTAATTTTCCAGATATATCTCTGTAATAGTATATTGTCATATATTGAATTTGAATTGAATCACCTGGCATTTGCACATGATCTTTAGGCATTGTAAGTATTGTATTTTCGTTTATATTAATTTGAATTTTGTCATCTTTTACAATTGATGTGTAATCTCTATTTTCGTCAGTAAAAATTGTATTGCAATCCTTAGTTTTTATTTTAATAGTAGATGGGTTAGGTGTTTCTATACTAACAAGATTCATATCAACAATGTTTCTTATAGGGGAGTTATATATACAATATGCATTAGCAGCACACATACTCGCCTTAGATATACTCTTATTAATATTATCTATAATTGTCATGGAAGCGTTGCGTTCATATTTCAAATTGTAAAGATATGATATGATGATAGTTATGTTTTTATTAACCTCTTCAAGTTCCCGTTTTGTATGGGCGGCGTCACGGTCTGCAATTTGTTTTGTATTATGAATTAAATCTTTTCTCTTTTCAAAAAAACAACCAATAATTTCATCCATTAGTATATTCTACTTTTATTTATTTGATGTAGATAGTTCTTTTATAAATGAATTAAATTTATCTTTATCAACAATTACATCCTCCCATTTAGAGTTTGGAGTTAAAGCAGCTAATATACCGTACAAGCTAGAAGAAAAATTTATAATAGAATTCCATAATAAATCTGCATATTTTTCATCATTTACTAAATTATTTATAGATTTTTTTATAGTATTCTCTTCAATATAACCTAGAGAGTCTTCTAACACTTCAAATTGCTTTTCCAATTCTTTCGTATTCGCAACTTTGCGTAGCGCATTCAATATATTCTTTAGATTATTAATAAGAATTCTCAAATTTTCATGTAAACTTTTAGATAACAGAATATTATCAAATATTGTATCTAAGGCTGATGATATTGATAAAAAAGAATCAGATTCCAATACTGACTCAGATAAATCTACGTTTTTTAAAAATGTTGCAATGTTTCTATTAAAAATGTTTTGAATAGAAAACAATTCTAATGTTTCATGAATTCTATTGTCTGATGAAATACTATTTATAGTATTCACCAGGTTTAATATATGTATATTAAATGGTGAATTTATTGAGTTAAGTATTAATTTCGTAAACACATTTTTTTCCATTAAACAAATATACGAAATTTTTCTTATTTATAAAAACGCATCTCTTTTAAATACTAAAAATCACTTAAATTTTGTTTTTATTATGAATGACTCTTTATTTCCACATTATCAAAAAATAAAACCATTACTTAACAAAAAACAAATAAAACTTTATAAATCTCTTACACAAAAATTTAAAAAATCAAGTTTTACTAAAGATAATGAAAAAATCGAAGTACTAAAGTATAATGAACGTGTATTCGTATTCACTTATAAGCAAAGTGTAATTAAAATTATATTCAATTCGGCTATTAAATACAAAAATGAACTATATTATACCGATTTATTTTATCACAAAATATATTCGTTATCTATTCCAGAGGCATGTATGCTAATACTTCCAAGATTTGAAACGAATTTAAAAAATGTTATCGCACCGTGCGGCGACGCCAAACACGCCACCAGGCGAATGCATCAACTAATATTTGATTTAATAAGTCAAGTTTTCTTGTTTCATGAAAATTATATAGTTCATCATGACATCAAACCATCAAATATAGTAAAAACAAAAGATTTTAGATGGAAAATTATAGATTTCGGGCTAACATTACAACATAAACCAAACGTTTTAGATACATTCCTCGATCAGTTCCATGGTACAAAAGGTATAAATATCCCAGAATACAATTTAGATAATACGAATGAATTAGAACGTTGTTTTTGGATATATATGAAAGATTGGTATGGTGTGTCTATGAGTATAGAGGAGGCCTGCCGTAATGGCGCGGTCTTTGGTGTGGTTGATACTCTTATCAACTTATGTGATTTAAAGAATTTCATTAATGAAATGAAATATTCATCGGTGATCACAACATTAAAAAAATTAAAAAACAGATTTAATATTACAAATATTCCATATTATTTGAAATAGGTTTGCGCTATTCGTATATTAAATTTATAGATAATAGATTAAGATAATTAGAATGACAGTTTCATTAATATTTTATAGCAATTATTGCCAAAATTGTAAACAAATTATTGAAGAAATCAAAAAAACACCTGTGGGTTTATCATTAAAATATATTTGTATCGATTCTGAAAGTGTACGCTCAAAACTACCACATTATATAAATAGTGTACCTGCTCTTGTAGTAGGTGAAACGAATCAAATATTAGTTGGAAATCAAATATTAGGATGGGTAGAAATGTCATCTGGCCCTGTATCGGTCTCGCCGCCGCCAGCGCCCCCGGTGCGGCAAGAAGATTTGGGACCAAATGCATGGCATAATAATGAAATGAATGCATTTTCCGATATGTATTCATTTATTGATGTAGATACATCTGCTCAAGGTGATGGTGGAATGTCAATGGTTCATAATTTTGAAATACTTTCTCCAGAATCAAATGCCAGTAGACCCAGTCATGGTTCAATAATGATGCCAGGTGGCGCCCCAGGTGGACCATCGATGCCTGTTCAATATAAGAATCCACTATCAAATGCATCTAATATAAATGCAAATTTTGGAAGTATACAAATGAGTGAAAAAGCAAGTGAATTAGACAAACAAATGAAAGATATGCTAACTAGAAGAGAATTAGATGTTCCAGGAGTACCAGCTAGACTTTAGTTTTTTTCTTCACATCGGGTGTCTTTTCACCAGAAAATATTATTAATACATCTTGCAATGGCCTGTCACTAAAATCAGTTGGAGATGTTCCAATATTTCGTACGTGTTCCATTCCTTCTGTTACACGACCAAACACAACATGTTTACCATCTAAATGTGGACATGCACTTAGTGTTATAAAAAATTGTGATGAATTTGTATTTGGTCCTTTATTTGCCATACTAAGTAAACCTTCACTATCATGTTTTAATCTAAAATTTTCATCATTAAATTCTTTACCATATATAGATTTTCCACCTGTACCATCATAATTTGTTATGTCACCACCTTGTATCATAAATCCACTTATAATACGGTGAAAAGGAACACCTGCGTATTTATTTTTCTTACATAATTCGTAAAAATTTCGAGCTGTTTTTGGTACTTTATCAAAAAAAAGCTCTATAAATACCCTTACTGTCCTATCATCTGTCATAAAATCTTTTATGACAATATCTAAATATACTATCTTATTTTTAGGTTTTTTCTTATCCTCTTCTATTATATCATTAAAGTCCTCTTGTTTTTTCTTCTCTATTTCTAATCTTTTTTCTAAAACTAAATCCTTTGATATATATTCTCCAAAATATCCAACACACAAAGATATTACCCCAAATAATACAGACATTCTGATGACACTTTCCATAAACAAGTTTATTATTTTTATATTAGATTAATATAACTTAATCATGACAAAAAAAACTGTCTTGACCGGTGGAAAAAAAAGAAAAACCCTCAAAGTAAAACGCACCATGTTAAAAAAAGGTAAAAAGAGAGCTGCTAAAACAAAAAAGCGTGGTGGACGTAAATCCATTCGTCGTGGTGGTGCAATTGGATTCCCTTCCCGTTATTATGGTGCTGCCCATGATACTAGCACCTTAACTGAAAATGCTAAATTATCAACAGCAAAACCATTCCCAGCTAACACTACCTGGAATTCGTTTGCCAGTGTTGGACCAATTGATAGCTAAATTAATTATTTGTACCGTCCAATTTAGGAATTACATACTTATCTACTAAATCTTTTCCAACTTGTACAGAAGCATCATGTTGACTCATAGAACCAGAATTAACTAAGCGTTTCGCACTAAGCATTTTATTTAGCATCGTATCATCACATTCAGTTGAACAGATCATGCCAAACAACTTTGGATATTTTTCGGAAAAATCAGAATATTTTTCCTTTAGAGAAAGTATGTCCATTTTCTTATCTCGATATTCATGACGTATTATAAAAATCTTTGCTTCATCTTCACTATCCATAATGAAATTACACATAAATTCTTATTATATACTCTACCGCACACAATTCCTAAGATTGATAGTATTTATGTGTCTTGCAAGGTAAACTTGTTGGATTTGTTGGTACAGAACACACAGGCATTGTCTTTTCACACATAGGGTTTCCTGATTCTGGAGGATATCCCGATTTTGGATCAATTGGTTTTGGTACACATGGTCTGTGATTATCTTTAACTAAAAGACGATTTGATACATTGTAATCAAATGGAATTGTCGCTTTTTCTTGAGGATTAAAGCATAAATATTCCCAGCGATCAAATCCAGTACCTCTCAGATTTGAAGCAGGATCTACGTGTCTTGATTCTATTGTATGATTAAAGCAATCATTCCAATGAGTTAAACCTTCACCATTGTCTTTAAAATTAGTAAAACTTTCTTCAAACTTGGCATAATTTGGTTCTTTAAGTTCACGCAAAGAAGGTCTTATTTTTGCCGCGCCATCAGGGATTTTCATATCCGAAAATAATCTATTTTCTGGACATTTAGAACTATAACGATGACGATTGTTTAATTCACCATCTGTATCTACTAAAGCCTTTTGGCGATTTATACTATCACCAGCTTTTTGTAAACGTACGGTTGGAGGTTTTGGATAGCAATACTCACAACTTGATGATGGAGTCGCTAACATATAACTTCCCGGTCCGGTTGACTCATATATAGATTGTTTGTATTGACACATATCGTAGTTCAAACGATTGAAGCTCATATTAGAACTTTATATTATTTTTTTCCTAGGATTGAGTTTTCTTAGCAAACTGCATTTGGTATGCAGGTGGAGGACATTTAGGAAGGTCTAAACCGGGTGGTAATGGTACAGGTTCATAACGTATCATCTGACAAGGGGGTAGATGTAATTTATTTGCATCAATTTCAACATCTGACTTTGTAAATTCACCAGGTATTCTTATCAAATTGTCTTGCGTTGGCATAAAAGTATTTTTCTTTGCAGGACAATTTGTGTTTAAACGAGTCTGACCACGTAAATCATTCTCTAAATCTACTAAATTACCTTTTACTTGACTAACATTGTTACCACCAACAATACCTAATTCGGGTCTGCATGGTGAACATCTGTAATAACGACTTGGGTCCAATAAGTAGGACAAATAATCAACACTCTCCGATAATTGTGTTTCATAAGCACATGTATCATATCTCAAACGATTAGAACTCATTAATATTAAATACATTATATTCTATTGAATTCGTGAATCGAAAAATTGAGGATATTTTAACATTTCTTTGTAACATTTTCCTATTGTAACTTGCGATGTTTTTGCAACCTCTGCAATATCACTTCTTAACACTTTTGTATCTATATCCAATAATGTTGTTGCCATATAAATTGAAGCGGCAGCAATTGATACAGGTGTGTTTTGAGTTAATATAGAATTTTTTTTGCATATTGAACTGACATCTCTAGACTTACTCAATAATTCACCACTATCTTGATACAGTTTTGAACAGAATCTAGCCAAATAATCCATTGATTGACAATCATCCCTATAACTAATATGCTCCTTTCCAGCTCTAGACCACAATTCCGTAAATTTTTTATTACCACGTGTTACCCATTTATCACTTATTTGAAATATCTCAGCTATCTCTTGACATGTACGCGGCACACCCTGCTTTTTGCAGGCCATAAACAAACAGGCAGCAATAAGTCCTTTACGCATAACACCACGCGCAATATACAAATCACTCACTGTTTTGTAGTATTCATGCGCTAATTTTGTTACATTTCCCAATATACATCCGTTTAATGATCGTAATGATATGTCTTGGAAAATATTATTTAAACATCTCTCTTTATAAGTCATAGCTGACCAAGAATGAACTTTTTGTGTTCTTCTCATACTATAATTTGAATTTGAGTTTGATAGAATTATTGTTCCTTTTGATGATTGAGGAAGTAAATTATTTACAACAGTACTACAACGTATAGATTCTGGGCGAGAACCATCAGGATACATTCTCCACTCAGCTGTATTATCAATAAGCTCTTCTAAAAAGGCACCACAATTTGGACATTCCCATGTGTCCAAACCATGTGTTGTTCCTGGTATATTACAATCCTTACAAATTACTATTTTAAGAGTACCGGTGGGGCGCGCGTCCGAGATTGGGGGATTAATATCAAATAATGTTTCATATTCATCTATCTTTGACAAAGATAAACAACTCATTTTGATACTAATTATTATAAATTAGTATTTCATTTTTATATCCTTTTATATACTTTTTTTTCACCACACTAATATGACTTCATATAAAATAAACTAATTAATCTATAACTAATGCAGGAGAGTGTTTATAGTATCTGGAAACCATCATATACAAAACGAAGAACTACTAAGCATCCAAATCAAGTTTATGAATCAGAAAATATGGCATCAGTTGACTTACCAAAAATAAATATTAAACTATTGTTGAAAACTAATTCTACTCATTCTATTCATTTTATTTCTGATGTACAAATAGAAGGTATTGCATACGCAATAAATTGCATAGACTCTGAAAAATCTATTAATAATTACACTAGGGGATTTTTTCTGGGAGATGGTACTGGAGTTGGTAAAAGTAGAATAATTAGTGGCATTCTTAGCGAATTATGGATAAGAAATAATAATAAATATAGAGCAATATGGGTAAGTATTAACAAAAATCTAAAAAACGATGCAAAAAAAGAATTTGAAATTGTACAAGAATTACAAAAAAATAAAACCCCTTGGTTAAATGAAAAAGACTTGATGAAAGAATACAACGGGATTTTTTATACAACATATGGTTCCCTACTAAACTCAAAACATTACAATATGATATTTAATTGGTTAGGATGGAACAATGATAATGTAACTATAATATTTGATGAAGCCCATACAGCTAAATCACATTCTTCCAAAAAAGCACAAATAGTTAAAACATTACAAAGTGAAATATATAATCCTAGAATTATATACAGTACTGCAACTGCAGCAAGCTCTATATCAGAAATGCATTATATGGAAAGACTTGGTCTTTGGAAAAATAGTCACCAGGAATTCTGTATATTATTAGAAAAATATGGCCCCATGGCAATGGAAATGGCCGCGTTACAGTTAAAACATTCAGGTAAACTTGTTAGTAGACAACTTGGATTTAATGGAGTACATATCTATATAAAATCATACAAACTCACTGAACAAGAAGAACAATACTTTAATACATTAACATACAAATGGCGAAATATAAATAACGTAAATACATTTGATAACTTCAATTTTTACCAATATCTTATTACCGGTTTCAAGATAAAACTTGCTATTGAAGAAACCAGGAAATCAATTAATAACAATGAATCAGTTATAATAGGATTACAAACTACTGGAGAATTATCTTGTAATCGTGATTACGATTCATGTTTACAAGACCTATTTAATAAATATGAACAACAAACAAATAGTATAGATGTATTTGACTCGAGCGGTAACGTAATCGAATTTAACAGAAATCCAATAGACTTAATTATAGACGAATTTGGTTCAGACAATGTCGCTGAAATTTCGGGACGAAAACGGCGACGTTGTTGCATAACACGCAATTGGGAAAAAATTCCATCCATTAGAAGTGAAATTTCTAAATTTCAGAATGGAACGAAAAATATTGCAATTATCACAAGATCTGGTTCATCTGGAATCTCTCTACACTCTCAAAAAAATATTAATAACAAACCAAGACACCACATTATTATTGAACCACCAAAATCAGCAGATATACTTGTTCAGCAATTTGGAAGAACACATAGAACTAACTCATATGCACCTCCTAAATTTACTTTTATAGTTACGAATATACCCAGTGAAATAAGATTTTTTCATGGTTTAACTAATAAATTGGAAAACTTAGGAGCTCTTACAAAAGGAGATAGGCGTGTCTCTTTATTAAATAATCTTAATTTTGAGGGATGTTCACAAATAACAAACGACACTTTTAGATTATTTTTACTTGAATTCAATGTTCAAATTGCATTGGTGTGGTACAATAACAACAAACTACCCGACGATTTTCCATTAGACAATGTTATTGATGGCTTAGTTATGAATTATTATAATTTAAACACCACTACTAAATCTATAAACACATTTACTAAACTTTTAACTTTTATTAATCATTACACAATAAATAACTCTTATTTAAGAGACGACTCCGAAACTACTAACTCCGAATATATTCAAAATCTTAAATCGCAATCCGCAAATAGTTGGAATAATACCTGGTACCAATTACTAAGATTAAAACAAATTATTTTTTATAAACAATCAAAAATACTAATATCAATCCTATTAAAGGCTATTATATCTGTTATTGATGATTATATTCCATATTCAAAACAATGGATATCACATGACTATACTTGGACTATTAAAAACCATAAACATCATTCACATTATGTTAAAGAAACTGTTAACACTATTCTTTTATGTCAACTTAAACCAGAATGTGAAAACACTATTGGTAAAATACCTACACATCTAATACACAATATTATTCCCTGGATTATACCAAAAAGCGACTTTTTCTTATTGCCAAGTAATGCCGTTCACTCATTAAACAATGGAATACATTGCTCTACAAATATTAACACTTTTTTAAATAAAATGTTTGAATTGCAGATTTGTATTCAAAGACATATTATACAAATGATTCGTTCTCATACCGTTTATTACTCTCCAGGCAAAAAATACTCAGTTCTAGATATAGAAGAACACATTCTTGGAAGACATAAAAAAAATTTTAAAATTATTTTTGAAGATTTCATTAATAGTTCCAGATTTTATAAAATTGATATTAGTGTAAAACCCAAATTATCACTAGAAGAACATATTGCTAATAGAAATAAATGGAAAAATAGATTCATAACATATGTTAAACACAAAAAACACCGCAAAAAATTCGGAATATTACTAAAAGCATTAAAAAAACATAATTGGAGTTATGAATTATGGTATCCAGGAAATCAAAAACCATGTAGATCTTTTATGAAACATCAGTGGGAACTTGAAAAACAAAATTATGACAATATAACAGTCAATGATAATATATGGGTTGAAAATGTTTCTAATCAAATTATAAAACAAGAACAATTTGCAGAACAATTCAACTTAACACTTACATTTTGTGTTAATAATGTTATAGATAATTGGGAATGGTCGACTGGTAAAATTATCCGCATTAAAAATACAAAAATTTGTCCAGATTTTATTGGATTACTGGTTAAAATTAAACAACGCTTTTTATAAATAACATAAAAATGAACTACTAAATGTAAAATATATATATACACATATAATACAAAAATGGCGACACAAGATGCTCATCGTACACAAGTTATTAAAGAAATTATTGAACTTGATGATAAAGAATATATTCCTATTGAAGATTATCTATTTATGTTAGATAACCCCCACCCACTATTTACTCCGAATAAATTTATTGAACTTGCAAAGGAATTTCCAAATGATTTCAAAAATTATATTGATGATAACCGACCAATTAGATTTAATCCATTTACTTAATTGAAAGGCCCTGCCTAGAATATTAACTCTTTTTTTTAAATCCAATATACACGAAAGTTATTGTTAAAATATATGAGTAGCAGCTTTGAGAAAGGTTGGTATATGAAAGCTATACACGATATTAATGAAAATAATGAAGTTAGTTGGAATGATGCTGTTAATTGGTGGGGATTAACAGGATATTCTATTTATAGATATATTTATAGATTGCCTTCAGAACCCATTGTTGATGGCACTAGTATTACAAATGAAAGTTGGCTTATGTTAGACACGCATGATGTTAATTTAATTCTAACTCCTAATAAAGGATATTGGATTTTAATAGAATCAGAACCAGAATTTTCATTACCCATATTTACACAATGGGGTCGAGAAGACGAGAACGTTGCCATTGCTCAACCACCAGAAGGTACATCAGATGCAGAATGGCAAGAGGCTGGTAATCCTGGAACACCACCGTCACAAGACTTAAAAAACTATGTAGAAACAGCATCAAAATATATTCATAGTTTTTTAAAAGGATATAATGAAAATTATGAAGATGGAACACCCACATACGCATCAAAAGATGCGAATTTACCAATAACAATAGAACAGGGACATCTAACCCAATCAGCCGGAGCGGCTTGGCCGCGAATTGACGATGGTAATGGTAATATCAGTTCTGCTAGAATTGTCATCAGTAATGATTATGTGGGAACAGACCACATGACATATGTAAATGATTGGCCTGAACCTATGGCTGTCGGAATTATCATTCACGAAATACTTCATGTATTGGGGATTGCAACTACGTATGACGATTTTTGGGCAGGTATCCCAGATTCAAATTTTCCATGTGGTAAAGTATGGCTCGGTGGCGGCCACCCAGCGTCGGCCGACGCGCCCTACACAACACATTATCTTCCTAGACAGGGAAATCCTGAATACACTAACGCTGCAGGAGAGATTGTCGCTGAATCGGGTTACAAAGCGTTACAGTTTCCAGATGAATGGTCATTCGAAGTCATCAACGGTGAGGGACAATGGAACACAGCATGGATCGACACTATTCCATCAGACACAGGTAGGACTGATGGATCAAATTCAAATCCCGCCGATAACTTCAGATATTACTATATAGGAAATGCTGGATTGAGAGAGTATAAAAGATTACTAACTCCCAGAAAGGAAGATGGTAGCATTGACACAGACCATAAGATGTACTGGCATGGTGGACGCTTAGATGAAAATGCTACTAATGCTGAAATTGTAACAAATATTGGAGAACACACAAATCATTTCGATAATCTTGTGGGAATACCTTTAGAAGATAATTTTGGAGCTGGTAGCCAAGATTATCATTTTGAAAAAGGAGTTAGTAAACAGATGTCATTCTTTGATGATTCTGGAAATGCACAATACGAAACAAATGCAGATGGACAATACATTCCATCATTAATACAGGCTAAAAACGTTATACAACCCGTGTCTCTCAATCATGCACTTTTGGGGAGACATTCCGCAGGCGACGAAGTAGAAGCGTATGAACTTCTTCCAACTATTATTGATGCACGTGCTAAGGACTTAGATATTATAAGTAACACCGTTTTGCCCTATACCGCCAGTCAGGAAGTACCCTCCAACTGGAGAGAAATACATGCACCAAATCCATTATGTCATCCTGTAATTCCCAATGATATTATGACCTATCGAGTGCAGAAATATCAGTATATCACATCAATGATTCTAGGTGTGATGGAAGATAGAGGATATGTAATTGATTATAGTAATGACCACAACTCGCGATATGGTTACTGCAATACTGGAGTCGCTTTAGATTATATTGTTGAAAATGATCCAGGAGATGGAGAACATATATCGGATCCAATATCACATAACCATGATGCTATCGATGACGCCTCCGGTGGATGGATTGACACAAACAGGGATAATCTTGAAATGTAACAGACTACACGTAACATTCTTTATTACATAATAAAAATTTTGAATTAGCAATCATATTCCAAGGATATAATTGTTGTTCACAAATATAGCAACATAGTCCAGCATAATCACATATTTCTTTAACAATTTCGAATGGTAGATTCATAACAATGTTACAAAATTTATAAATCTTTCTTCGAGCGCGGCACCAGGAGTCACAAAAAAAAATATAATTTTTTTTATTTATTAATAATATGTCAAAAGCGAATGATGTTACTGAAAGTGAATTCGCTACATTATCAAGATTATTTAAAAAAGGTACTTCAACACAACTTGAAGGAGAACGAAAAAGACACGAAGGAATCGCCGGCTCAACTTCTACACAAATGATTATGGCTGGAGTTTTTAAAGATGCAACACCCGATGAATACAATAAAGCTCCTCCTTTTATTCATTTAGAAACGTATATTAAAGAACAAAATATTCCCGTAATACCGCCCAATTCAGTATATGCAAAGGAAAATAAGGAGACGGAGGAGAAGCGCCGGCGTGAACGCGAAGCGCTCGTCCTGCCTCCGCCGGCTGCGAACGAAGTCACAGCTCCACCATCAATTGGGGAAAAGGTAATGGTCGATGTCGCCAATCTTGAAGAGCCCAACGACACTGCATTCCTCAACGACACGGTAGTACGCGTGCTTGAAATCGCTGCACAGCCAGTCGCTCCAAATTGGAAGCCTTTTATTGTGACGAGGCGTGCGAGAGCAAATCCGCAACGTACCGACTCGCCGACCTTCCGGCCCACCGTCGATGGGCCAGCAGCAGCTCCACCTGGCGACTACGCAGCACCACCATACGCATTTCTCGTAGGAGTCGCGGTTGAAGGACAAGAAGTTCCGGCCTTCTTCGTTCGCTGGCCCGACGCCTCCAAAGTTCTAAAGATACAAACAGGATTCCATGTGATTGAGCCACCACCATCATCAAAACCTGCAGCAAAAAAACAACGCACGGAATCAGCCGCCAACTCGCCCACTGCAAATATGATCCAAGCCACACAGCCACCCAATCCCATTATTATGGGGAAATCGAGTCTTAATAGAATAACAGAAGTGAAGAAAATGCAATATTTTAAAAAATTTTATAGTTGGTTCTCAGGAGTAAAAATACATCGAACAACTGTAGGACAAACAACGTCTATGTCCGATGAAAATGAGGATGAACATGTAATACCATTCGGTTTTATGCTTTTATTTGGAGGTGGTTTAGCAAGAATAATTAATAAAGATAATTATAATGAAGAAATAAAAGTGATAAGAAGTTCTACGAAGTGGACTGACGCTTCTGAAGACTTTATTGAATGGCTTGTTGCATATGATAATATAACTGAATCTGGCTCTGGCCTCGACCGCGCTAAACGTAGCTTTAATATGTTTAATATAAAAAACACGACAGGAACTACAGATATTGTATCTAGAGCAGATAGGCTTGATGTTATAACAAAATATGGTCTGGATTTAGGAGAAATATTATGGCTGTATAATGATGAAGACGCTAGACTTATATTGGACTGTTTGGGTTATAAAACTGAAATGGAAAAAGCAGAATTTTGCAAAAATATGTTTAACATAAATTATTACGGTTATTATCTAAGTGAAGGTAAAGCAAATTCTGTTAAATCAGACCATTTATTTATAAAACTTGAAAAAGAAAATAACAGTATTAAATTTTCTCCTTCGATTCACCGTGTACAAGAATTTAATAACGAGCTATTTGCATGGGCTAATTGTTTTGATAAAAATAAATGTGAAGAATTAGATTCGGAAATTAGCAAAAGAACCAAAAAAGATGATGAGGGGGACAATAATATCATATACAAAGAGCCGGGATTATCAAGTAAATGGATACCAAAAGGTGTAAGGATGTTATCTGGATATTGTACTGATACCAACAAAGACATTAGTAAAGAAAATATGTTATTTATCTTAGATATCTTATGTCATTATCTGAATAAAGACATACTAAACAGAATTATTTTCAACATTATAATGACTAGAACATATCTTCATAAAAAGAACAAATCTGTGCCTTTAGGGAAAGTAAGTGGACCCCCACCTGATGAAACAAAAACCAAGCCAACACTAATTGAAAAATATGATAAATGGCTTAATGATATATTGGATACTTTAGATAATAACACAGATGAACAACTTATAAATCAAATTAATTCCGAAAGAACATTTTTGAATTCGGATGAAACTGATAGTATGATTAAAAAACAAATTGAATCAAGGATCTTATTTTTTTATGAGAGTATTAAAAAACAAAATACATCCATCCCTGATTTAAATTTTCCAATCCAAGCGACAGCCCAAACTTCCGAAGGATTAGCCGGACTCACATCAAAAGGCGCCGCATTAAGTACACCCCTTGGAAAAATGGCAGCAACAAGTAAAGATGGTCATCCTACTGTTCAGGGAACTAGCCATACACATTTATCTGACTCATCAAATGTTCCCGCCGAAAAATTTGAAATAGAATTTTTTAATGCCTATTTAGAAGAACGGCCAAACATAAGAAAAAATTTAGAACAATTAGGAGGTAATGAACATCATAATGGTCTAGTATTCCAGGCACTAATAGAGTTAGACAATAAATTTTTTAATAAAGTGCCCCCACCCAGAAGGCCGGGGTCGACGCGCCGCGCCGCCGTCAACGCGCGCCAGAACACGAAGCAGAACACGAAGCAGAACACGAAGAATGCGTCCTCGAGCGATGACGACTCAAGTGGGCAAGATGTTAAAACGGGGAGAGTCCCGGCGGCTGAGGTTGGCCAAACAGTACTGGGCTTTGATGAATCACAGGGTTCAACCGGATGGACTGGTGGCAGAAAAACTAGAAAAAGAAAACAAAAACGTTTGTTCCGCCGCGGTGGACCACAACGGTAGGCAACTGCCAAGTTCTGCTGCAATCAGCACAAAGCATCTGCGATTCTTGAAAAAATAAATTTATCCATTGCAAGGGCGAATAGAATAATATAAAATCCAGTAAAGTTTATTTCAGATAAATCTTTTTTTAACGTCTGCAGCGTGGGAGAAACAATATTAGAAATATTGTATTTCATAATAGAATATACATGTCTTTTTCTCTTACATAATAGTACACATTTTACACCTATTAGACTCCTTTTTTCTCTTTTCATTTTCAATTTCAATTTCTTTTCTACAAATGGGACAGAACATAATCCAATTATTATGACAACAATATAATGAAGCATTAGATAAACAGTATTTACAACAACAATTTTCCTTATTATCTTCAATTTCTTCTGTTGGCGCCATCGCCAGCCGCCCCTATTAATAATTTCTGTAAAAACTCTTTAAATATATTTAATCTATTTCTTCAATAGTCGGACCACTATCCTCGCTTGCATGCGGTGGCACCCCCGCGTCCTCGGCCGACTGCGGTGGCATTTGAGATTCGCCTTGTGGCATACTTGATTGCATCTTTTCTTGAATTTCTTTCAATTTTTCTTCATATACAAGTGGTTCTTCATCTTGATTTGAGTTCAACCACTCTTGTTGTTCTTTTAGATAATTTGTAAGCTCTTCGTTTTTATCACCAACAGCAGACAAACCAGTGTATATAACTTGATCTAAAGCATTCTTTTTCTCAATCTTTAACGCATTTAATTCGTCTTCTGCCTTGAATTTTTCTGCATCGGCCACCATCTTTTCAATATCATCCTGACTTAAACGCCCTTTATCATTCTTAATTTCAATTTTTTGAGACTTACCTGTAGATTTCTCAGAAGCACTTACAGTAAGAATACCATTCGAATCCACATCAAAAGAAACCTCTATTTGCGGTTGACCTCTAGGCATCGGCGGAATACCATCTAACGTAAACTTACCCAATAAATTGTTATCACGTGTCATGGACCTTTCACCTTCAAACACCTGAATAAGTACACCAGGCTGATTATCAGCATATGTTGAAAATGTTTGCGTTTTCTGACAAGGAACTGTGGTATTTCTTTTTATAAGTGCTGTAAAAACACCACCCGCAGTCTCAAGGCCCATAGAAAGAGGGGCAACATCCATAAGAAGAAGGTCACTTAGTCCTTCCGAATCTTGACCAGTTAATACAGCAGCCTGTACAGCCGCCCCATACGCTACAGCCTCGTCCGGGTTAATACTGTGATTAAGTTCTTTTCCATTAAAGAATTCACTAAGAAGACCTTGAATTTTTGGAATTCGTGTTGAACCACCAACAAGCACGATTTCATCTATTTCTGATTTTGATTTTTTAGCATCTTTTAATACTTGTTCAACAGGAATCATACATTTTCTGAAATCAGTTGCACAAATATCCTCAAAGCGCGCTCTTGTTATCGTCGAATTGAAATCAATACCATCTATAAGTGAATCAATTTCAACACATGCTTGAGTAGATGATGATAGAGTACGCTTGGCACGTTCACATGCAGTTCGAAGTCTACGAAGTGAACGTGGATTCGTTTTAACATCTTTTTTCAATTTACGCTTTATTTCTTGGCAAAAATAATCCACAATTTTATTATCAAAATCTTCACCACCTAAATGTGTATCACCAGCAGTTGATAATACTTCGAAAATACCATCTTCAATAGTTAAAATAGATGTATCAAATGTACCCCCTCCTAAATCATAAATAAGAATAGTCTTTTCACCATCTCCTTTGTTTTTGTCTAAACCATAAGCAAGTGATGCAGCCGTCGGTTCATTAATAATTCGCAAAACCTCAAGACCAGCAATTGTTCCAGCATCTTTAGTTGCTTGGCGTTGACTATCATTAAAATATGCCGGTACAGTAACGACTGCCTGTGTTACATCTGTACCAAGATAACTTTCTGCAATAGTTTTCATCTTGGTTAGGACCATTGATGAAATTTCTTCAGAAGAAAATTGTTTTATTTCACCTTTGTATTTTACCTCTACCATTGGTTTATCGTTTTCACCAGATATTACCTTGTAAGGAAAGTGTTTTATATCAGATTGAACAGCGGAATCAGAAAATTTACGCCCAATCAATCTCTTCGCATCAAATACAGTATTGTGAACATTCATTGCAACCTGATTTTTAGCAGCATCACCAATTAGCCTTTCCGTTTCTGTAAACGAAACATAAGAAGGTGTTGTACGATTACCCTGATCATTCGCAATTATCTCTACTCTATCATTCATATATACACCTACACATGAATACGTTGTACCAAGATCAATACCAATAGCTTTACTACCAGACATTTATATTTATATACGACGTTTGTATTTATATATGTTTTTAACGATTTAGAGGATAGTAAAGTACGTCCCTTTTCTTATGCGGTGGAACAAATAGAATACGATTTACTTTATATGGTAAATTTGATAATCGTTGCTCCAATAGATTTAAATGTTCATAAGGTGTTGCTATTTGAAGTCTAAATGGAAATTGCTGTAAATCTTCCTTTAAACCATCCTTCATTAATTCACCTAATTTTTTCAATCTTTCAATAATGTTAAGTTGAGTAACCTTCTCTCCCTTAAACCATTGTACATCAGTTAATAAAATAAAAAAACGATTATCTGTTGCATATACACGTACCGCCTCTATTAATGTTCCACTACCAGCATAAATTTCATTATCGATAATATTAGGAAAAACAAGCAGTACTTTTGGCTGCGTAAATCCAGGACCAAGTTGTCTACATATTAAAAAACATCTATTACTACCTCTGTATTTTGTAAAGTATAATAAAATTTCAAGATCATCTGGTACAGCAAATGCATAATAGCCTTTTGACAATACCGGAATATTATTATTTCCAAGTAATTTCATGCTTTTACTTTTTTCTGGAAGAGTTACCCGAGTATGAGCATATACATGCTCTAAAATATCCTTTTTGTCTTCGAATGCAGTTAGGTGCAATATATGCGAACCTCCAAATAACTTAGATGACGTCTTCATTTAACATTATATTATATTATGACCTATTCCTTATTCTGTTTTCACTTATAGAATTATTATTATAGGTTATTAGTATTAATGGATGAAAGTATTATAAAATATGGACTATTTTTAGGTTGGTCCACAATGTTTGTAACATCTTGTCTAGAAATAGCAAACAAAGATACTGTTTTTAAAATTATTAAAAAGCAGGGGATGCGATTGTATTTAACTGCTTGGGCGCATACAACCGTGAATGCGACTATATACGGCCCGATTGTTTATTATTGGGTTGGTGATAATATAATTGATTACAGTAATAAACATAGTTATTTGAAATCTGTAATTAACACAAATAGTTTATTAGTGATACACTCTATAGGATATTGGTTAGTGCATATTATGATGCATAATAAACGATTCTTTTTTATGCATAGATTCCATCATAAATTTTCTACCCATGTGTCTCCTGTAATAGCAATGGCAGTATCACCATACGAATATTTTTTTGCTTATATGTTACCATTTATAATTGGTTCCTACATAATAGTACCTAATAATATTGAACTAGTAATTGCCGCTGGAATAGTATCTATATGTAATTTGATTATTCATAGTCCATCTTTAGAATTATACAGTTATTTGATTCCTGAATCTTTAGTTACACCAATTAAACATCTAACTCATCATGAATTAATGAACACCCATTTCGCAGCACCAACATATGATTTAGACTTTATTTATGGACTGTTCCGTCGGCGTGACAAAGACCCCGTCGACGGCCGTCAGGCATTAGAAGAAAAATTACAATGCATATCTAGTCCAAAATCAATCAAAATCTAAAAAGTAGATAAAATTATATACGTATTTAGTCATATGAGGAACTTACGTGTTATTTCTGCATTTTGTAATGTGGGACAACAAATTCCTGGAGTTGAACTTGGTTCAACTAGACTTTTGAAATATATTAGCAAATCGAATACTGTCGATTTGATTACAAACTTTGAATCAAATAATAGTTATATAAAGTTAAATAATTTAGTTAAAAAGTCACTATGGAATTCGCGCACTTGTATTTTGGGAGGAGACCACTCTATATGCTGTGCAACAGTACCCGCATTTTTTGATGTATATAAGGAAAATGGACACTTGTTATGGATAGATGCTCATGCGGATATTAATACAAAATACGCTTCGTTGTCAGGAAACACACACGGTATGCCGTTAGCAAAGGTATTTGGACTTGAGGATAATGTTGTTATTAGTAACTATAGTCCATCTTTTAATCAATTGACATATTTAGGTGTTCGAGATTTAGATTTATTTGAGAAGAATATTATTATTAGTAAAAATATTAAATGCTTCAGCAGTCCGACTGATGAGACTAAACTGATGGAACATTTAAAAAATAAGACTCTTTATATTAGTTTCGATGTTGATAGTTTAGAACCAAAAGAAATGCCTTGCACTGGAACAAAAGTAAGTAATGGTATACAAATAAATAAACTATGTACACTTATTCAAAATATTAATAAAAATTGCAATATAAAATGCTTTGACATTGTTGAATATAATCCTAAAATTGGTACTAAAGATGATGTTATGTTATCTGAGATAAATATAGCCAAATATATTGATGCAATCAGCTAAGGATGACCAGCGTTTTTTATATTCAAAGATATAATAGTATTTAAACTAATGTTATACAATTTCATCAAAAGACTTCTATATCATGAAGATGATTGTTTAATTGGTAAAATAAGACAATTTACTAAATATGAAGAAAAAACAACAGAACAATGTCCTTTAGCAAATCAAGTATTACCATATGAAATAATGAATAATATTGATATTTCTAAAAAAGCAGTTTTTAGAGGAACGGTTGGAATAATATATACTGGTATATATGACGAAGAAACAGTATGCGTAAAAACAATTCTAACATCTACAAAAGAAACTATGAAAGATGATATACATAGTTTTAATAGTATTGGTAATGTATTAGGTGTATTTGCTTCTAATTTACCTAAAATGGTTAATAGTTTATGTAAATGTATTTCTATGGAAACAAATATAAATCATGAAAAAAAAATGTGTAATGTTGTAAATAAAAAACTTTCTCCAAATATTGATATTGTTGACTTCTTAAAACCAATTGATGATTTTGAATCAATACAAAATGTTTTTGTATACAAATATGTTGAAGGAGTGTGTTTATTAAAAATGTCAAAAGATGATGTAAAAACAATAGGTAGAAATATTGCATTGGTTTTTTTTAAAGCTATTCATGAATATAACATAATATTTGGAGATATGAATCCAGGTAACTTTATTTACAACAAAAAAACAAACAAAATAACATTTATAGATTACGGATGTGTATTTGAATTAAATAAAACTCAACTCAATGTTTTAAAAGAATTACATAGGGCGCAACAAAATAAAATCAAACTAAGAAACTATTTGAAAAAATGGAACGCACCTATATTGTTAGCAGACAATATATATGATAGCTCTCGAATATTTTGGACAAAAGATGCGAATTACACAAATACCGGTTTTCTTGATATTCTAAAAATACCCGGAGTCGCTGAATGTAAATTACCATCTGAAATAGTTATTGTCATTAAAGCAGTATATCAGTTAATAGAGTTAGAAAAATGGTTGGCATGTAAATGTGATATTTCAGACTATTTAAAAACTATATAATAACTATGACACAAGCAGATAAAGACACTTTATTTAACCAATTAAAAAAAGATATATCTGAAACACCACCTAAACTTGACAATATTAGTCAATTATTAAAACAATTTGTTGATGGATTATGTAAGTTTTGTCCATCAAAAACAGAGCTAAATAATGAAATTAGAAACCGATTTCCAGTACACATAAATCCAGAACATACTTTACTTGTAATGGAAAAACTTATATTCACCATTGAACAGTTTCAAGCACCATGTGACGACAAGATTACAAAAAAAATGCTTTCAAATGTTTCCAATAACTTCAATAATGAATCAATAATTGTTTTTTTGAGTGATTTTTATGATCATACTGAAAAAGTGTATAAAGATGTTTGGGAAGCAAGACAAAGATTAATTAATGGTGAAAATATTGTTCCACAAGAACATAGAAAACAAGTTATTGGTAAAAATGGAATACCTTTTAATATGAAAACAGGTTTATGATAAAAATCTTAACTACCATTTCCAGTTTCAATATATTTCATCCAACTTTTTGGAACATATTTTTTATTGCCATCATAAGGTACCGCGAATCTATTATCAATTAACCAACCATTTATACTCTTGCCATCTAAATACAAATCACACAAAAGTCTACCATATTTTTCTGTTGAAATATTCTTTATTTTTATTGTTTTATTCAAAATTAATTTTTCAAGACTCGTTTGACAAATTATTGCAGCTTGTTTCTCAATCACATTTTTTGATCTTAATTCTGGAGAATCAACACCTCTTAATCGTATAGAAAAACGATATATTTCACTTTTAGGACCAAAAAGTCTTGATGCCACTGTTATACTATCACCATCATATACTTTTATGACTTTACCTTCAGATAATTTAGGAACAAAAGGTTTAGTATTTTCCCAATTGGCATTTTTCAAATCATTTTCCAAATAATCAATACTGCTTCCAGTTTGTCCATCAGCTTCTAGTATCTCTCTTTTTTTACAACAGGTATACAATAAATTTAACATTAATATTCTAAATATAATTCTAAATATATAAGTGTTATTAATTCTGTTCTGCCGTGCACGGCGACGTGCAGACATATAATCACATTTTAAAATTACCAACGATACCCTCCGCTTCTCTTGAAGCGTTCACGACACAACCAGTTCACAACCACCAATAGACACATTGTGATGCCCCCGCGTTTTAGTTACTACCAAACCGTAATGTTGATACGCATTCTCATTTGTTATACTAAATTCAGTTCCATTTAATGTAATAGCAGGAACAGACGTTTCATGATGAATTTCAGTCCATATAGAATCATCTGAAGAAGCATATAATTTAAACTCATCTATTTCAGATGGTTGGCAGAACAGTTGGAATTCAGAGATTTTAACATCATGTGCACCCCAGTTTTTAGTAATAACTAACGCAAATGATTGATATGCGGTTGTTGTAGTGTGATTAAAGCGTGTGCCACCAGTATTTACATCTCCACTGACATAGTCATCGACAGGCGTAGTTAGTGTTTCGGAAGTTAAAAATACCCAAGAACTGGTACTGGATTCCATTCCATATAATGTAAATTGTTTTGGAGAATTTTCGTAGTTAGCGGCGGTCACAAACTCGTTCGACACGTCGTAGCGTGTTAATTTATAGCCAGTCAGCTTGCGTTTATCTGGTAGAGTTATAATTAAGTATTCACCAGAAGATATACTATTGCCTTCACTATCCGGTGATGTTGATAACTTCTTGTCGCCAACATAAGATCCGTTTGACTCATCATAAACATTGCTAGCCGATTGCCATTGGTCAGCATCAGGGGTCGTCAAATTGTTAAAAGCTTTCCATGCATTATAATCAGAAGAATGTTCAGATGAAGCACTAACTTCATATCCGCCGTTTTTGTAATTCATGATACTTATAATCGGTTCTTTGTATTCTATAACACTCTTCAAACGAATACGATTGGCTATTATTGGAGTGTTGATATATATTTTTAGATATTCTCCATTTTCTGTTGTGTCACCAAGTTTGTTGGTTGGAGTACCATTATATTCAATCTCTGCGTTCCATATTGGTCCGCCATAATATACCATTTCTGTTAGATATGTATAATTATCGTAATTGGTATTGCTTGTATCTTGAACTATCATTCGGTAATATTTATAAGAACCAGGATATGCAATAGTATATAAATTTGAATATTGTAAACCTTCTGTTTCTGCATCCAGAACCAGATCACTTCCAAAAACAGTTGTAACTTCTGCATCCGTACATACTTCATCGAATGTTTGGTCTGTCTGCGTATCAATTGTTGTCCAATTACTACTATAATCGTAATGATTTGCAGCTAGATAGGAAACAATCTCCGCATATGACATTTCTTGGAACACAATGTCGAATTGCTTGTAGTCGTAATTCATGTGCCCGTAATTCGCCGGGGTAGTTGAGTGGTAAGACTGGTTTGTGCCGTTAATTCCGAGATAAAAATTCGTATCCCAAGTAATATAACCATAGTCGTCGGCGGAAGACAGCTCGTCTTCTTCAAATAAGACAGTCGGTGTCCCGGTTGACATGTCGTAACATCTCAAAGTGAAACCGTAGTTTGCACCGTTCGTAAATACGTAAACGTAATCTTTTTCCTCCTCCATGAGCAAGTAACCAGAGGTCTCCACCGAAGCGTGATTCTCAGTCCACGTCGAAAGATCTCGCATAATGTGGGTGAAAATATTTGAACCGGAAATTCTAACTTGGAGGATTTGACCGTCCGCCGCCGAGGGGCTATTACATTCCCGTTCCAGACAAAAAAGAACACGGTTCGAGCCTTCGGGGTGGGTTGTTGCGTTATATTCCTCCCTACATTTATTTGGATCCCCTTCGGGGATTCTCACCCTAAGAAAGAAAGAAGCACCGTTGTTCAAACTTTGTCCATCTTCAACTGTGATAAAAGAATATTCTTGACTCATGTCTCTTTGCTCCCCATTTACGGTATTTGCATTGCATCTTAACATTTGTTGGGGACCCGGCAAGATATCTTCACCGTACGAAATATCAGCGGAAATAGATGACGTGGGAAGTTCTGTTATTTCATTTGAACCCTGTATTATCCAGTCTCTAGGCATCGCTTTAGATCTTGTTCCAAATGCATCGTCGCTTCCACCCAAAGGCCAAATACGATATGAAGTAACAACGCGTGATGTGTTCAATTCAATTCCCAATATTGCCCCGAGCAACGGCAAGCCTTGCACTGGATTTGAGATATCTGACCCCCAATAAGATGGACCGGTGCCGTCAGGTGAACTGCCTATCATAGATCCATTGAAAACATTAGCCTGATTAGAACCAGTTCCTATATAGCTAACAATATTTGAAGTTCCCGCGAAACCACCCGCAATTGCCTCTTCAGCAGAATAAGCATTTGATTTACTTACCCATCCAGTAGTAGTATTCTCGTCAAACGCATAATATGCTGGGAAATTATTGACAATCACATCAAACGAGGCATTTTTTATAAAAGTGTAGTCGTGACCTCCAGATTCAGTGTAACTATTATATACATTAATAAGGTCTGTTGCAGATGCAACAGTTGAGATTGAAGATGAATAATAATATTTAGCCAGATAGGACACAATCTCCGTAGATGACATTTCTTGGAACACAATGTCGAATTGCTTGTAGTCGTAATTCATGTGCCCAAAATTCGCCGGGTTTGTTGAGTGGTAAGACTGGTTTGTGCCGTTAATTCCGACATAAAAATTGCTTTCCCAATTAACGTAGCCGTATGTATGATCACCGGAATCAGATCCTGTTGTCCCGTCTCCCATCATTGCTTCAAATAAGACCGTTGGTGTCCCGCTTGACATGTCGTAGCATGTCAAAGTGGAGCCGTAGGTTGCGCCGTTCGTATATACAAAAACGTAATCATTTTCCTCAATCATGTTTAAGTAACTATTATAGATGTAATAGATGCCAGATTGATTAGTCGAAAATGTTGACTGTTCTTTTGTAACTGTCCATTGTATTTTATCATTACTTATTCTAACCTGAACAATTTGACCTTCAGAGCCAACGGCGGCATTGCATTGCGTTTCCAGACAAAAAAGAAAACGGTGGTTGCCTTCGGGGTGACCACTCGTTGTAGTTAATTCCTCCCTACATTTATTTGGATCCCCTTCGGGGATTCTCACCCTAAGAAAGAAAGAAGCACCGTTTTTCAAACTTTTTCCATCTTCAACTGTGATATAAGAATATTGTTGACTCATGTCTCTTTGCTCCCCATTTACGGTATTCCCAGTGCATCTTAACATTTGTTGAGGACCTGGCAAGATAGCTTCATCGTACGAAATATCAGCGAACCGGGGCACATATCGTTCTGGATAAGTCACACTCGAAGCAAGTGTACCAGCAGGTGTAATCTTTATCATCCTCAAATTAGCACCATCTTCTGCAGCAACAATTACATTACCATCAGATTGATCGAATGCCCAATATTTGAGTGCAATCGGATTACCGTTATTAACTTCAGAACCACCCATTTCACCAATATTACTAAGTTCGCCACTTCCAAAAAGGGTATTAGTAAATAAATTAGAAGTGGTTGATGCAGATACTGCATAACTACCTGTTGTATCTTCAGTCATGGGAATATCTGGATATAAAGCTTGTGGCTCAGGTTCTGGTTCTGGAGAAAGTGCTTCTGGCTGTGGTTCAGGCTCTGGCTCAGGTTCTGGATAAAGTGCGAGGGGCTCAGGTTGTGGCTCTGGCTCAGGTTCTGGTTCTGGATAAAGTGCTTCTGGTTCAGGTTGTGGTTCAGGCTGTGGTTCAGGCTCGGGTTCTGGCTCAGGCTCTCCAACACCCCACATATATTCTAAAATAAATCGTGTAACATAATTAGAATCAGCAATACCAGATGCTAATTCCAAACCCGCATCAATTGGTGATTCGGTTGCGGTTCTAAAAGCAGTTAAGTTATCAACACTAATTTTATAAATACCCGAATCATGATCTCCTTGTATAAATGATGTACTTACTGCATACATTACCATAATTTTATCACTTTGATTAAATAGTACTGATTCTGTTTCATTTCCAGATGAATCTTGTTCAGTTCTTGTATTCCAATAAGAGACTTCGGAATCCATAATACTATGTCCTGATACATCCGTAAACCAATTTGTAATTGTTTGATTAAATACTGCTATTCCACTAACATCAAAATTTCCACTAACATCAAGTCCGACTGTTTTTAACTTAATATCATTAGGTACATTTGCTGTTGAATCATTATCAAAAAAAATTTGTGAATCTCTCTGTGCATCATTTGTAAAATCCAAAGCAGCTATTTCGCTATCTGATACATTAAAAATAATCGAAACCATTTTAGCAAAAAGTATACCTTTTATAGTGCTCTCAAAATCGACATTTGAATTTAAAATATTCTCATGCATTATTTTATTTGATTGGGTTAAACCATTGTCTGAAATTCCAGTGATTGTAGATATTCCAGAAACATCTTCGGCAAACTTTGTTTGATGTTGCGTGTTTGAGAATTTTAATCCCGAACATGATTTTATAAGTTGTTCATTATCTCTATCAACTATTATAGATAAATCAATTATATGCCCCGCATTAAGAATAGCAAAATCCGAATCAAGAAACTTAGATGTACCTGGTGATATATCAAGCTTTTCAAAATCAACTCTATCTAGATGAATTATTTTCGGATTTAAATAATTTGTCGTCATTATTTTATGCGATAATTTTAATTCATGGTTTTTTAAAAAGGCAGAAACCGTAAAAATAAACGCACTTTGGACTTTACACATCTAATTTTATAAAAAATATTAACTAATTTTTTATAATGTAATAATACTATGGATTTATTTTCTAAACTAATAAATGATGTGGAAGATGTGTGTAAAGATCATATAGAAAAGGGACAAATTATATCTAATTTAAAAAATGATACTGTAAAAAATGCAATAATAGATGTAATTTCTGGTCAAAAGTCTTTGGAAGAATTAAAACAACACAAATTTCCAACGCTGTTAAATGAAAGCAACGGTATTCTTTATGTGCACGAATTAAGGAACTGCAATAAATATTTTTTAGTTGTTTGGAAAAATGACAAATTGGACGGTATCATAATGGAATATAATATAAACGCAACTGGAATTGTTGATCCCGAAACAGCAACAAAAATAAGACAAGGAAATAGCAAGAACAACGGCGCGCCAAGCGCAACCGAGGACAGCGGCGCACCAAGCGCGACCGAGGACAACTAAAATGCGCACGTTAAAGTTTGGTCATACACATCATCTCCTATAACACCATGTTTTAGAAGTACATATTGTATACCATATTCTAAAACTTCCTTCTTAATTTGTGATAAAACCACAAAATTGAATTGTTTTGGATATAATGATGTATATAGACGAGTCCATATTGGAACTTGAACATCAAGTTTTTCAAGATCAATTTTGGTAGCGACACTGAATTGACCAGCATCTTCTTCCGCAACTGCTAATTCTTCCACTTTAAAAAAGTATTTAACCTGTTGATATACAATTTGTATAATTTCATTAATTCTATATTCTTTACCTGGTTTCATAACTTTAATATCCCCATCTATAACGCCAAGTGCTGCACCAACACCTTTACCATCAACAGACGTAACTATTAAAAAACTGGATTGTATGTTTTGTATACCACTATGTAAAAAATCACCCCTTGTTAAAAATTGTACTCTCGAAATACCACCCCCAACTTCCTTCATCCTGAAATATGCCTCAAAATCTTCAATTCTTTCCCTTTGTTCATTTATAGTTTTGTTTAAGGCGATTGTTTTTATGTTAAGTGAGTTAATTAGAATAGCCGTTGTTTGGTATCGGGCAATTAATCTAACTAATTCTTTAATAAAAATTTCATCATTATCTATACCAATACAATTTTCCCAAGAAACAAAGTTCTCTGGTGTTATATAACTCACAAGACTCTTCAAAAAATCAGCACCTTTCTTTGTTCTATTTTTACACCATTTATATGCAGTACTAGCATCTATTCTCTTCTTTATTATGGCGTCATATACATCTGGATATTCATTCTTGAAATAATTTGCAAATTTCCAATTATTATAATAAATTGAGTCATTGTAAATCTCTCTCAAAAGTTTGAGTAATCTAAAAATAATAGACAATTTAAAATAAATTGCCCTCTTTTGTTCTGAGCTATAATTCTCATCATTTGTTTTTTTTAATAGATCAACAACAAGATATAATACAACTGTTATTTTTTTCAGTAAACCATTACAAAAAAGGGGATCTTGGTCGGAAGATAAATGGACATGTGATAACTGACGCGTTAATTGGGAGGCCAAAAACATTGTACTACTTAATTTAAATGGTTTTGGTATATTACAACTATTACAAGACATAACATTTATGATAGTGTTTACAATATAATATGACGCATTATATTTTGTGTATTTAATTTATAAGTTTTATTATTGGAATTAACAATGCTAAACAATGTATTAGAAGATACAATAGGGAATTTTATAGACCATACAATATACGAATTATATTGGAATAATTCATTATTTAGTAGTGAAGAATTTGATAAAATAATACAGGAAATACGTGACGACGGAGTTTGCGCTGATGTTATTACATTAAAAAAAAGACTATTTCGTGAAATATTAAGAAATCTTATAATTCTGTCACATTGTTCAACATATTCGGGTTCATTTAGAACACTTTATATAGTACCAATCTATGTATTGTATAATATGTATCAAAAACAAGTTATATTTAGTAGTATAGATTTTCTAATTAACGAAAAGAGTCAATTATCTTTTTTGAATAGTGTTATAAGTACAAGTGATTTCCCGAGTAAATATGATTCACGTGAAGAATTATTATATTTTGCTAAAGAATGTGCTAGTCTTTCAAAATTTGTTAGTGACAAAAATTGTAATCATTCCAGTACCATTATTACAGGAAGTGATTATGCAAATGTATCACATAATCATATCGACTCAACTGGTGGAACAACTACGTCAAGTAGTGCTGCAAGCACATATCCTTCATCCATTGATAAGATAATTGATACAATACAAAAATTATTAGAATCAGAAGACGGTGTTGATACATCTGAAAATGCTGCATTATTGAGTAAAATTGATTATGAGATGAATAATGTTAACAGTAATAGCACTTCATTTAATGATAAAGCATAGAAAAAATGAACATTCAATATTATACTAGACACATAACATACTAATGAGCGCAGAACAATTTACATATTTATCAAACAAAAATCCGCACGAAAGAGATAGTCATATTACATTTGATGAACCAACACATATTTATACAATTGATGGCGATTCTAACTATACATCTGTAACAACTTTTGTACATTCACACTTCGAACATTTCGATGCTGATAAAATTATTAATAAAATGATGAAATCATCCAAATGGATACCGGGTCATAAATATTGGGGTAAAACACCTGAGGAAATAAAGGATGAATGGGAAATCAATAGAAATGAAGCATCTAATGCAGGTACAAAAATGCATCTGGATATCGAAAAGTTTTATAATAATATTCCAGTAGACAATGATTCTGAAGAGTTTTCATATTTTATGAACTTTCACACTAGCTTTGAAGAAAGCATTCAACCTTGGAGAACCGAAATGATGGTATGGGATAAAGATTATAAACTGGCAGGATCAGTTGATATGTTATTTGAAAATAAAGATAACAATTTAGAAATTTATGATTGGAAGCGTTCTAAAGAAATTGTTGAATCATCTCGTTTTAACAAATGTGGAAACAAAGAGTGTATTGAACATATTCCCGATTCAAATTTTTGGCATTACTCACTCCAGTTAAACACATATAAACACCTAATAGAAAAAAATTATGGAAGAACCGTATCAGGCATGTATTTGGTATGTTTACATCCCAATAATAAAAATAAAAATTATAGAAGAATTAAAGTTTGTGACCTTACACAAGAAGTTAATGACTTAATGGCAATTCGTCTAAAATCTATTACTAATGATTATAGTTCGTCATCAGATGAGGAAGAGATGCTATTAGAATAATTATCCTTGTTTGATTTATAAATATATTCAGATTCTTGATAGAATAATCCGTCAATATAATAGCGTGTTGTTTTATTGTTTCTTGAATGATTTTCACAACATTTAATATTTATAGCAAATGGTTTACAACAATCTTTGCAAATTGTATCTTTTATAACATTAAGGCCCATTTTTGTAAACATTACATCAGTTACCTTTGGTTTTTTAGGGCGATTTGGTTGTCCACGATAATGTTCATTGAATTGAATAATAAAATCATCGAACGGATATTTTTTACCTTTTCTTACTCGAAATCCTTTATTTTCAGAAATCATTCTATAAATATAGTTGTTATCCATTAACACATCGTCAATACGTGAATCAAAATACGGTATACCCCATTCATGAAATGGTTTATTTCCATATTTATCAATAAGTTCCCTACGAGCTAATAGTATTTTGATCACAACTTTATTTAATTCTGTTCTAATACACTCCTCCTCAAGATTAGAACACAGCGCTGATTGTACTGGTCTAAATTGGAGATACGCAATTCGCCGAATAACCTCACCTGTATCTTGAACATCCTGAGTATATTGTGAGCAGAATAACATTCTTTGTTCAACTTTATGTTGTTCCTCCTGTTTTTGGTTTTTAATTGGAATTGCAATTATTTCTCCTGAAACTGCTTTTTGAAAATCTGTTTTCCCAAACTGTTCAATCATATTAGACGGAGTATCCTGGTCAATAATTACATCATGATCTATGAAAGCACTTTTACCAAATGTCTTTTCCTTGTAATTGATGGTCCCAACAATTTCAGGTGAGAATGTTGATAAAATTACACTTACAATCGTGGATTTACCAGTTCCACTGGCACCAAATAGATACGGAACCACCTTAATACTATCATATCCAGTCGGAAAATGTAAAGAACCCATTAAACCATAGAAACATCTTTCCACATCCTTGTTATTAGATAAATCAGGCTGATCTTTTACAATTTTATCGAAAATAGGACACTCAATGTCAGACCAGTTACTATAAAGCCAATCAGAATCAAATGGTAGAGGAATAAATTTCTTTCCAATAAATGTATACTTCTTATTTGGATTATACTCATGAAAAGTATGCTCTTTTAATTTCAAATATCCATTACTGAATGCAATAATGTTTGAATCTCTCTTTAAAATTCGAATATCTGTATGAATTTCATCTAAATACTTTATAAGATTATTTTTTGATGTAGGCTTTTTGAAAGTTCTCTTTAATGGTGTTTCCGCATCCCTGAATAAATCATCCAGGAAATCGGCATATTTACTAATCTTTTCATATTCAATAACACATTCATCGCTTCTTCTCATCATATAACCATCCTTTTTCATTAAGTCATTTTCTTTACAATAATCATCCAAATAATCTTGAACTTGGTCATAACCACAATCATCACCACTACAAGATATTTCAAAATAAGTTTTGACTTGTTTCCATAACTGTGAATTATGTTTGGTGTTAATCTTTTTTTCACCACATACAAAACACTTCGCAGTGCAACTCGCTTTACCAATAGATATCCACGATTTAACCGCAGAATGTACTTCACAATTGTTTACTAAACATGTTTTATCAGACGGAATAAGTGCTACACATCTCGCAGACTCATAATTATTAGATTTCCAATCTCCAGTTACACCAAATTTATCATTCAGCGCCGAACTAATATTCTGATTAATTGATTGTTGTGACTTTTTTTGAACAACTTGACCTTCTTTAGACACAATCTCTTCAACATTACCAGTATAATCAGTAATATTTGTGTTACTATTATAAACTATACATGATTTGTGGGCATAAGAGCCTTGCCCAGCTAAAAGCTCAACATCTGCCCATTTTGTTTGACTACGAAGCTTATTATAACCGTAAAATCCAGTAATGAAATAATGCCTTTTCTTTTTAGAAACACTTTCAAAATAAGGAGTGTTCAATTCAGGATCAATATCTCCATCTACATCAACTTGATTAACACATCGAGTATCAATCCATATATATTCGTAATTATTAATTAACCTTTGTCTTTTCGATACCAACGTGTGATCTGATAAATCTTTATAATTTGGCATTTCATGAGTATCAGTGTATTGCTTTAATATTTTTTTATAAGTATTATTCCTTTTTCTTGAAATTTCGAGATTGATTGGCATCCATGCAATTTCTTTTTCATTTAGAAATTCAATAATGTGTTGTCCAACATCATTTGACGAACTCATTGTCGAAAACATAGAATTTACGGCAACTATTGCATAAAAGTATTTTGTTTTACATTCGTAAAACGTATTTCATTTTTTTGATAAATTTTTTTTAACTTTGAACACATCCATTTGCTTCAAAATCATCATTATCCTGTTGCTTTGAATTTATTTCTTTGTGTAATTTAGAATCTATGTCAACCAATGTTCGATGTTTCTGCGAATGGTCATCAAAAGGTATAGCATGTTTTGGATCTGGAAGAATATTTTTTAGTATTTCTTTGTGATCATCTTGTAAATAATATTTTTCAGGAAACTCTATTACAAACGCGACTATTAAATCACCCCAACCGACACCATTTTTACAGGGCATGCCTTCCCCTTTTACCACTTTTAATGGAAGATGTCCATTATCTGTAGGAGCAATAATAGTGTCTGCCGGCGATGAGATACGGATTTTTTTTCCATCAAGTCTTTTTATTTCAAAATCAACACCTGTTAAAGCTTCTACTAACGATATTCGAACTTTTGCAAATAAATTATTTCCTTTTCTAGCATAAGTTTCATGTGGTTCAGTACATAATACAAAAATAACATCTCCGGTTGTATAACCGGCCGCTTCATTCCCCAAAGATTTAAAAACAATTCTTTCATTATTTGCAGAACCAGGTCTTATATCTAATTCAATTATCTTCTTTTCATTTCCAATCTTCGATTTCTTACCTTGACCCATACATATTTCGCACGCAGATTGTACTTCTTGTCTAAAACCAGGACCGAATGACCTTATTTGACGTATTACACCCGTACCATTACACGCATCACAACGAATAGGATTACCGATGAGTGTTTTTCTCTCTAAAGAAATTTTTTGCTTTTTACCTAAATAAAGTTCCTCTAATGTTACTTTTATTTTATGAACAACATCCCGACCCCGACGCTGCCGCGTGGCACGTGGCCCGCCATGCCCTCTAAAAAACATATTAAAAATATCATTTCCATGAAAATTTGGAGTACTTTGCTCATTAATACCCTCTAAACCATAAGTATCATATCGATTTCTCTTCTCAGGATCTGATAAAATTTCATACGCACCTTGTATTTTTTTGAATTCTTCTACTTTTCCTCCCTTATCGGGATGTTTTTTTAGTGCTAATTTATGATACGCTTTTTTTATATCGCTCTGCGATGATTGCCTTGATACTCCTAACTCTCTATATAAACTGTCATCATTAGATGTATTTCCACCACGCCGAAAGTTCATATTATAATAACATACAAATATCTTTATGCAAGTGAACGCGTCACACAACTGCTACAATTTAATTTTATTAATAATATTATGAAGATATGTGTAACCGGAGGTTCTGGTATGGTTGGTAATTGTATCAGGAAAATTATAAAAGATGACTATTCACAGCACGAATTTATATTTCTAGGCAATAGTTCTAAAAAAAATTGGATAACTTCTCTAGACCTTACGGATCGCAATGCTGTTATGAAATTCTTTAGTGACAATAAATTTGATTTCATAATACACCTTGCTGCAAAAGTTGGTGGCTTGTATAAAAATATGAATGATAATATCGGTATGTTTAATGATAATATTAGGATAAATCAAAATATATTAGAGGCATGTCATTTAAATAATATAAATAGAGGAGTATTTTGTTTATCATCTTGTATTTATCCAAATAGACCAAGTAAATTCCCAATGGATGAGAACATGATTCATGAATCACCACCACATGATTCTAATATAGGATATGCATATTCTAAAAGAATGTTAGAAATGTTATGTAAACAATATAATGAAAAATTTAATACAGAATATATTTGTGTTATTCCTGTTAATTTATATGGTCCATATGATAATTTTAACCTAGATAATGGACATTTTATACCAATGATAATGAATCGTTTTCAAAAAGAAAAGGAAAGTATTCGAAATATGATTAATCCCAGGCCATCATATCTCACTCAATTTCTTAATAATTTCGATTGTAAAAATGTATGTAATATAAACAAAAATTATATCGCTTACGGCACAGGAAAACCATTAAGACAATTTTTATACGCACCGGATTTTGCTGAAATAATTTTAAAAATACTATTTGGACATAACATTATTAAAGATTCTATAATATGTTGCAACGAAGAAGAGTATTCTATTAAAAATGTTGTTAATAAAATTGCTAAAACAATGCATATTAAACAAAATGAAATATACTGGGATACAACTAAAAGTGATGGTTGTTTAAAAAAAACAGTTACAAACAAAAAATTCAGAAATTTATATCCTGATTATAAATTTACAACACTCCATCAAGGATTGGCTATTACATATAAATGGTTTTTAGATAATTATGATAACATAAGAGCCTGACGAACCTATGGGCCACCATAATACTTTTTTATATATTAATCTAATAATGACGGTGGCATGTCTATATCCACAAACAATACATTTAGATAAATCATCAAAACCTAGCACAAAACTAGCATTTGGTATATTAATCGGTAATTTATATGTAGATTTAGAAAATAATGAAGTAACCAACGCTGTTTGGGGCGATATCAATATGAATTTTCAATATTATAAAAAAAATAAATTAAACTTTGATTTTGAAAATATAAACTATCATTACAACATTAGAGACCAAACATATAATACAGCAGAAGAGATACTAGAACTAACAAAATGTGCAATATATCAATCACTGGTCTTCCATTCTTATGGTAGAAATATACCACTTGATTTGTACAATAACCCAAATATACTTTTAGAAAATGGATATCTGAATAATCTTGATATTTTCCAATTAAATAACTTAGAAAGTCTGGTTAAGTCAAATACGTTGGAACATTTTGACTTTAAACAAAAAATTGTTGACATTGATACTAAATATTTAACTAATATGGATTATGAATCTATTTTGTGGATAGAATATTCATTAAATATTAATCTATTGGGTGAGACACCCACACCAGGTATTCGATTTTTATTGGGATGGAAGCTGACGAAGACAATTCCTCAACCTGAACCTGAGCCGGCTCCAGAACCAGCTCCAGAACCAATAACACAAATTATATTAAAATTGCAAAATATTAAAAACATAACAAATGGAGGGATTTTTAATTCACAATATATAATTAACAGACCCTCCCGGAGCGACGACGCGACACTCCAGTTGGCCACAGATGAGATTGATTTTTTTGTTTGTAGCGGTAATACCGCCACAATAGAGGTGCGCACTGACGACGCCGCGACCAAAAGTTTAAAATTTAATATCGACAAAAATAGTCTATTGACAATAGAAAGTAATAGTGATAGGGCCAAATCTTATCATTGGATTAATAATTACAAAAATAATCATACATTTAGTTCTCTTATTAAAGGACTGTATGGCGAAATGTTAATACAATCAAATAAATTTCCTGTGGAACGCACCAAATCCACGACGCGACAAAACCCATACGCGAGTTGTATTACGAATGAATCACTCACAAAATGTATTGACAATGCAAGTGAATATTTCTCAGAAATACATAACAATATCATTTCTGGACTTGAAAAATATTATACTGATTTATGGAATAATGATGAGTATATTACAAATATTATTAATAAAAATAAGCGTTTTTATAGAGATGGAGATATAATTGGTGTTCCAATTGATATTAATACACGTTGCGCACTTAAATCTGTATTAAATGATATGGATTTTGATATTTCTTGTAGATATATTAAAGATGTTTGGAATATTGTATTCTATTTATTTGTTAAAGAGAACTGAAAAAATTTATTCTAGCCCTTCTTAGCGACTCCCTGTCCAAATTATATTTTTGTTTTTCATCTGCGCGCTGACTCGCCATCGCTGCAACGTCAGCAGCGATTGCAGCATCTACAACCAATTTTATATATTTATCGCGTTCACGCGCACTATCCAATCTTAAACTCTCTTCATAATCTCTATCTTGTTCACTAAGTAAAACGCGTGTCGGTGAAGGCGGCACAACCTCCGACTGCGGCGAGACCGCATGCGGTGGTGTTGCCAATGCCTCGCCACTAGTATAATTATTTATTCTAAGTACCATATCTCTTTTTGTTCCACTATCACACAATCCAATTGAATTACAAATTTCTTTTAATTCACTCTTTTTCAATTTAGAATATTTTGGCATATTATAGCTAGACATCTATACTATTTATTATTAGAGATGCTTTTAATCAATATCAAAATGTATCATCGGAGCGCGCGGCGCGCCCCGCCAATTGGATGTGAGTTTCTTGCTACCACCAGGATACTCATTTCTAATCATATATAATTTCGCTTTTTCGTCTATAGAAACATGAACAGTTCCAGTACCACACGGCGCGATTTGTCCAACCATTATATTAGATGATATACCATCTAATGTATCAATGGAACCAGTTAAACTGGAAGAATGCAAGTGATGTAATACTTTTTCAAACGATGCTTTGGCCAATGGACCATTTTCAAAATCATCCATACCAGTACTATTTGCTTGACTAAGTGTCCCGTTTTGTACAAGTCTATCAACAAGCACAGAAACATGTCTCACATCAAGTGGTGCTACCTCTTTTAATACGGTATGCAATTCTTTAATAAATACTGTTCTTGCCGCCTCAATTCCAAAAGTGTTGTACGTATCAATAATATTATTCGAATTTGTTAAATAAGGATCAATTGCGGGATTGCATAACATCTCTTCTAAATTTGTACCAGATGCAATAATCTTAAATATTTTTTGTGGCACATTAGTGTCTAATATTTCATCATATCTATTATATATTGTTTCCTCAACAAATGCATCGCGAAGCGGATATATACCTTTAATAATTATAGGTTCTAATCCTTTCTCAACAATTTGTTTGATATCGTTTACATAAAAATCATCATTTTCATCAATTAAGTTTTTACCATTTTCTTTGGTTACATCTTTCACATTATATACACTTATTCTAAATGTGATTGTTTTCTCTTCCGATTCCAATATAGGATTATGTACAAATGGTAAATTATTTAAACAAGTCCATGTATCTGTTATTCGAACATTTTCAACATCCAAAAACAGTTTTAATATCCAAGGTGATGACATATAACCAGTCGCATTTGTTAATTTTTCTAAATTCATATAATTACGAATCTCTGGTCCATCAATACCAGTAAAATATAACTTATAAGATACTATAACGTCATTTAGCGTATGACAATTTATTTCATCACAAATATGATTTGCATCCGATTCAACAAAACAATGGGGTGGCTGTAAATAAATTTCAGAGACAGCCAACGTTGGTTTATTTTCCATATTCAAAAGCTCTTGTATGCGCGGCAATCCCTGACTTCTACCGGCACCAGCAAAATGAAAACTATTTAAAGTCAATTGTGTACACGGCTCTCCTAAAGATTGTGCGGCCAAGATACCAACTGATTCGCCAGGTTCTATTTTAGAAAATTTAAATGATTCTTCTATGTTTTTAACAAAATAAGAAAATGCTTTCTTTGTAACTCTATATTCGCATATTAACTCTTTTGGTCCTGCAAATGCATATAACATATATTCCAACAATTCTGTACCGTGATTAAATTTATTTATTTTACATCTATCTATTAATTCATGATAAGACATCAAAATAGTCAACGGATCTAAATCCGTTTTAACCTTCTTAGACAAACCAAATTTATTTACTAATATTGTTAGTTTTCTTTTTAAATTAATTGGAAATCTCGCGACGCCGTCGCTGGAAACGCCCATGTGACGACGACGTAAACTCACTAAAGTGTTGTAATATACTTTAAACATATTTTCATCCTCTTGTATTGATTTCGTTAATACACAATTCATCCAATCTTTTTTATTTACTGTAAGTGAGTGAGTTATTTCTAAACTTCTAGCATCATTTGCAACATGAATACTATGATTTTCCATTTTCTCACCAGTAAATCCATCTTCACCATATAAAAATTGCACAATATTTCCTTGAGCATCACTTACAACATTACTCCATTTTACTGTTAAATCTTCAAGAGTCTTAATCAATTCTCTTTGAATATAACCCGTTTGACCAGTCTGTAATGCTTGCTCTATAAGACCTTCACGACCACCACCCGCATGAAAAAAGAATTCATGTGGATGCAAACCTTTACTAAATGAACTCTTAATGAACCCGCGTGTTTCAATATTTTCTGAATATTTGTGAAAATGTGGTAATGTTCTATCGGTATATCCGGAATTTGTTCTCCGACCATTTACAATTTGTTGACCAAGAAAACCTTTCATTTGTTTAATATTTTTCTTCTTACCTTTAGAACCAGATTCAATCATCGGTTTAAATCTCGATCTTTCTTTTGAACCCAATAATTTCTCACATTTATTATCAAGCTCAGAATTTAGTTTATTAACAAAAGATTCAAATAAATCACCATCTGGTGATACTTTACCTTTGTGTATTTGTGATAATCTAGTAGATAGTTGATGTATCATCTTTGTTAATAATTCATCAACCTCTGTTTCAACCTCACCACCTTCTCGAATTAAATCTTTTGGACCAATACTATACAAATTAGCACTAAAGTATTCTCCAAACAATTTCTGTAATGTTGATATAGTATAAAAACACGCTTTCTCGCCATATTCATGATAAGTTTCTTTTACAATTTTTTTTAAAGTGTTCTTATTCATGTTTTCCAGATTTATGTTTAAGAATTCTGGACTGAAATATTTAAGAATATCAACACCTTTTAAACTATCCTTACTAGAATAACCATAATAATAAGGCGCTCCTCTCGCAATAATATTCATAAAATCCTTTTTCGAAGTAATCTTATCATTATTTGTTGTCATCATATGTGCAGCAAGTACATTATCTTGAACAAATGGAATTGCCGGTTCTGATGAAGCAGCACTCATACACTGATTGTTTAAACCAGCTAATGATGATAGCTCAGTACTACTATATACACTTTGTGGACAATGTAAATTCATTTCATCACCATCAAAATCAGCATTATATGGTTCTGTTACATTCACATTTAGTCTAAAACTATATCCCTTGAATATTTTAACTCTATGCCCCATCATACTTTTTTTGTGTAAGGTTGGAGCACGATTCATTAAAACATAATCACCATCACATAGATGCCTAACAACAATATCACCTACTTTCACTAAATAATTTTTATCCTTCATAATTCTATTGCTACCTTGTGGAATAACACCAACTGAACCAGGATATGTGTCACCATTTTCAAAACATTTTACAAGAAAACTTATATTTCTATTAGTTACCTTTTCAGGAAACGTTAATTTCTTCGCAATATATATTGGAATACCTATTTCATCTAAATCAATCATTGGATCTGGTGTTATTACACTTCTTGCAGACATCTCCACACGAGATGACATTAAATTAGCTCTTATTCTCCCTAATTTAGGAATTTTTCCTTTAATTCTTTGAGCAAATGTTTGATGGATTTGTGATTTACTTCCCTTCGGAATAAAACCATTTCCTGTTTCATTATCAAAAAGAGTTGCTACATCATGTGCTAAAAATTCACGACCCTTTTCTCTTACTTTTACACTACTAGTAAAAGTATTTTTTACAAGTTCATTGGATTTCAATACATCTTGATAACGTATTGTTATATGATCTTGAGAAACAAGTCCATTGCCCTGATCAATATACGGCCTACATATTGGTGGACATACTGGTATAGCATGTAAAATTAAGGATGACGGGTGTGCCGTAATAGGATCAAAACCTAGTATAAAACAATTTTTATCCGTTATTTTTTTGAATAATCGAAATACATATTCTGGATATATCTCTTTTGAATGTTTCTCGCTGAAACGTGCATCGATACAATCAACTCCTCTCATTTGATTTAAAACATATTTAGAAGGTTGGGTCGCTTTGCAATACTTACACACAAGTGAATTAGATTTTTGTGATTCACCTTTAAATTTTATAGTTTTTAATTTATGTAATCTTTTGTTTGCAGGCATATTTAACATATCTTCTTCAGAAGGATATGGTAACGTGTCTTTAGGCATATTTACAATTTCATCTAATGATGGGCCAAATTCATCACCATATAAAGGATGAGTCAAATTACCACACTTTATACAAATAACACTAAGGGTTTGCAATATTGTATCTATATTATTATGGGAAAATATTGGTAAATTTAACTCTATATGACCGAAATAACCAGGGGACTTGTCATTTTGTAATAAATCTGTATCACATATGTCATTCGCATCTATTGTGCCCATTTTTCTATCAAATAATCCATTTTCAACAGGAATACTTCCATTGTATAATTCTTGTTTATCTATTTTAACAACAGATTCATTTCTTATTTCATCTGCACTTAACAATCCAAATTTCAAATTTGAAATTTTTGAAATTGGTGACTGCATTAAAATAAGTTCACAAAAAATGAACGGTAAATATTAATTCAATTTTAAGTAGTATAGAATATAAATTATACAATGGAGATGATACATGACCCAATTCATGGGGATATTATCATTTCAGATTTAGCTATTAAAATTATAGACCACCCCTATTTTAACAGAACCCAGCACATTTTCCAAACAGGAACGGCATACAAGGTATTTCCAAGTGCAACACATACTAGAAAAGCACATATGATTGGAACTTATGCAATCACACATAAATTATTGACACATTTACAAGATAGTTTCGATATTAGTGACAGAAAAAAAGAATTGATTTCGATTGGTGCATTGTGCCATGATATTGGACATGGACCAGGAAGTCACGGTTTTGATAAACATGTTATTCGCAAATTGATTTCCGATAAAATAATAGACAAAAACAATTCAATGATTACACACGAAGAACGTTCATGTTCTATCTTCTATGAAATTGCTAAAACTATATTCGTTGAAGAATTATCCGATGATGACATTGAATTTATAATGAATGTAATTGACCCACCAGATAATCTAATGAATGATTGGGAATATACTATTGTTAACAATCGAATAAATGGTATAGATACAGACAAATTAGATTACATTGTACGAGACAATTATATTTTCGGACTAAAGTTGGTTATTGATATTGATAAAATTATTCAAAATTCAAAAATTATTGATAACAAATGGTGTTTTGCTAGGAACATCCACGACGAGTTATTGAATGTTATATTTAATAGATATAGATTTCATAGGATTCTTAATCAGGCAGCAATTGTCAAATTTGATTTGTCATTTAGAGATATTGTTGTTAATAGTCCAAATTTATATAAGGAAGTGTGTGACATATTTAAAACAGAAAACATTAAAGGCTTTGTAAAGCTAACCGACGACTATATATTACAAAAAGGAAATCCAACACTAGTAAAAAAATTCCAAGATAGAAATAATTATATTTTGGTTGATTCAGGATTATCTTCAAAACCAACACAAAATGATGAAGTTGTAAATTTATCAATAACAATATGTAAACATTCAAATAATCCTATGAGAGAAATGCGATTTTACACAAAAAAAGGATTAATATGTGATATAAATGATTCACCCTTAGATGCAGCTTTACCATCAAATGAGAAAATTAGATACATATTTAGAAAGAAGACACATTAGCACATTTAAAATCTTTGAACACGATGTGCAAATACGGTTTTTTATAATTATCTCCGCTATATATATTTCTACACAATAAATATCTTTTTTCTCTTGAAACAATATTTTTGTAATATTTACATAATAATTGTTGTAATCTCTTATGTGCATTCAAAATTAAATACATATATTCAGGGATTAACTCATACAACTCTTTAAAATTTGCAGATAAATTCAAATAATCTTCATTTGTTCTTAAATCTAAATTAAATTTCGGTTTTAGTCTAATTAATCTTTCTCTCCCAACAAAGCCATTACCAATGTGATATAACACTCCGTTAATAATTTTTTTTTGCAATTCTACTTTTCGTTTCAATGTTTTATGTGATTTTGAAATATAACTCTTAACAATACTGTTTGTATTTGACAAACAATCAAAAGTTTCACAATAACATAAATATTCTGAAATATGTATAACATTTGAATAACCCAACATTTCAAAAGAAGACATCTTATTATACATTTTTTCAGATTTATGATTACTAAGTAAGTACAAATCAATGTTCATTTTTATTATGCACCACGTTTTGTAAGTAAAGTATTTTCTAATTCCTTCTTTAAACATATTATTTGTAACTCTATTACTACCGACTTATCATCTAAAAATGTAATCACTTCTCCACTTGGATTCAATATATTTACTGTTATTTTCGATAATTCAATACGTGGTGAAAAGAGCTTTGTCATATGACTTTCTTGAATATAATTAGTCACTGCATCTACATTTTCTTCATAATTAAAATATAAATATCCATTAATTGAGGTTGGCATGGTTAAATATCCAAAACAGTTATTCATTACATTATTTGTACCATTAATATTAGAATCCAATTCATTAATTTTAAGAAGCAAATACGGATATACTTCCGAATATTCGACGGTATAGTCAGGAATTATTATTCTCTTTATAGTTAATGCATGTATTTCAGAAAAACGTCTCTCAATAGAATTACTAATATCAATATTAGGATCACCACTTATACTAGATGGCCCTAATTGAAACTGAAATGGATTCGCATTTGGCCAATAACTCTTATTTCTATCTTTTGAATCAATCAATACATTATATGATTTATATGACAATGTTGGAATCATTTCACCAATTGGTTCGGACTCTTCATTTTGTTTTTGTTTTGCCAATTCGTTTTCCAAATTAAGATTACGAATCGCTTTCACTTGATGAATTTTCTCTATTAAAGGGTATACTTTGTTATGAAAAACTCTTACAGTTGATACATCTATTTCTGTAGAGTTAAATTCATCGATTGGATCTTTACAAAATTTCGAAATCATTAAATTTAAGTCTTTAAATGTTAACCACGGGTATTCCTCAATATATTTTTGGTATAAAATTTGAGTTATTAAATCTATTTTTTTCATTGCATTCGTTACTAATTCTTTTGAATCCATTACATCTTTTTGTATGTTCTACCTTTATATTTTTTACGGCGGATTTTTCTAGTCCCACGCCCCCCCCTTGATAATGAAGGAGGTGGTGGTGGCTCATCACCATCATCATCTTCCTCCTTTCCTTCATTATCTTCACTAATCCGATAATCTCTACCGGGTCGTGATGGAGGTCTCGCTTCAAGTACACTATTTGGTGGTCTTGGTCTAAGATGTTCCGGTGTTCCAAATGCATCATACAAACGCCTCGGTATAGGCATGTGTAGAGGTGAACCATACAGCGTTTCATCATTATCATCAATAGTTGCAAAATTAGAACGTGAGCTTGATTGTGTTGCGTTCGTGCTACTAGACGATGGTGGTGAAAATGTTGGTGGTGGTGGTGACGGAATTGGTGGAGGTTTATTAAAAATTTCATATTTTTCTAATAATTCATCTTCTTCTTCTTCTGTAAATTCACATTCAATAGTGTCAATATCCCATATTATTTCTCTATCTATTGCACCATCTCTCAACATATTACAATGCAATGCACCTGTTTCAAGTGAATTCCAAGGTAATTTAGCAATTGCAGGAACACTTCTTGACACATATTTCGATAAATTTATACATTTTCCTTTAAAATCAATAGTTCTTTCGTTTGAAATAGTTGGTGCCAATATTTTAATTTTTTTGTCATAAACTTCTGTTACTTCAAACTTATTATTTTCTAAATATTCTGTAATACTGCTACTATTTCTACTATCATTTTTGAACGTAACAAAATCACCTTCTTCAAAACATTTTGGTTCAAAAGTATTTTCAAAAATAATTTCGTAAAATGTTCCCGTTTGTTCAACACGTTTTACATCAAAAATAAATCCGCATGGTTTGCGGACAGCAATGCTTATCGGAGTTGTTTTTGCTTCAAGTAATAAACGGCGGAACTTTTCAAAATCTACTAATATTCTTTTAGCAATTAGATTACCAAAACTAAAGTATGCGATCCAATTGTTAACATTATCATCTCCGGGTTTTATATGATGAGGCAAAGGAGCATATTTATCATTTGGACAAATTGAATCTATTGTATTGGGAATCCTTTTACCCGGTTCACATACTTTATTCTCACCATTTGCTTGATAACAAGGATAAACAATACCACCTTGAAACTGTTTCTGAATATTTAGTCTACTAAACAAAAATATTTTAGACATAGATCTCCCATGCATATCCATATTCTGTTTAGAACCTAAATCTTCAAAAAATAATATTACTGGTATTTCACCTTCATCTAAAGTCTCTTTCACAAAATCAAATATAGGCGTCTTATCAAGATAACCTAAACCACCAATTACATCCGCACCCACAAACGATGATTTGATTTTTGGTGATTCTACACCAATTGAAGACCAATAAGATGTTCTTCTTTTTGGGGTTTGTGGCACTAATTCCAGATTATGTGTACGATTTGTTATATCTCTTAATGTTCTTTGCTCATTATCAGCACCCGCATGCATAAAAGCATTTCTATGTCTTCGGCGGCGCGCTGTCCGCACAGGCGGTGATTCCTCGATTTGAGGCACCGATTCCTCGATTTGAGGCGATGGCTCATCAATTACATCCCATTTTTCAGGCAATTTATCTCGTGTTAATGGATCCTCCCATTTGTCCAATTGTAACAATGTATCAACTTTATAACAATAACCAGATGGCAATTTTCGTAAATTAAGTTCTTCAAAATCAGACCTTTCAAATTTTTCAAAAGTTACCGGATCTTCAGTATTTTTACATCCACGAGGCCCGCCTCTATTAGATTCAGGCCACCTCAATTGTGCAACATTAGAAGCTCTTTCATAATCAACACCAAGTCTCTCCGCACGGGCATTTATATCTTTAATTACTTCATTCCAATCTGATGGACCCCTCGACTCAGATACAGGCGCCTGGCGAACAGAAGGCGATGCGTCAACTGGAATAGATGAGGCAGCACCACCCCCATTTATCAAAGAACCACCCCTTGGTTCTGGCGGACCCGTATATTTAGTCCAATACTTCTTCCGGCGCGCATTACGCGTATTTGTAGGAGGGGTATCCGTAGGAGGGGTATCTGTAGGAGGGGTATTTGTAGGAGGGGTATTTGTAGGAAGGGTATGGGGAATTGGTGTAATTGGTGTAAGAATAGGAGGTGGATACATTGGATAAAAAATGTGTGGAGGATATTGATGTAACCCGTACTGATTCACCCATGACACATGCGTCGGAGGAGGAGGTGCCAGCACGCGAAAGCCACTTCTATTAGCCCGAGATAGTTGCGCATTCTGCATGGTGGCAGCGTCCAGGGCGCGTTGGAGACTTGGATCAATTGGCTGCCGCTGTTGCAGGGTCTGTAGATTAGATGGATTTTTTTTATCAAAAGTGTTATCCAATGCGTCCACATGCGATTTATCTCTGTCTGCATGGTCCATATCTGCCCACATTACGAGTCTCTCCGCATCTTCATTTTTTATTCCCAAAGCTTTTAAGGTATCAATATCTATGTTTAGTAAATTATCAGAATTAATTCCTGATTCCTTCAAAATTTGAGCTAGATGTGTTAAATTTAAGTTTTCAAGGAGTTTATCAAGCTCTTCATCTCCACTAGTAATCTTTGATGCTTCTAATGTAGCTGCAAGATCAGATTCATAAGAATCTTCATTCTTTCTCTCTTCTAATCCATATTCCATATTGCTTTCTTCAATAGACGACTCAAGTTTAGTAGCATCACTATAAGAAATTCCCTTTTTTATAGGACTACCTAGTGATGGATATGGTGATGATGTGCGGGAACTGACTGGACTACTTAATGATGGACTCGAAGCTCGATTCGATAATACACTATATGGTATAGATAATTCTGTATTAACAGATAATTCATCATCAAGTGGAGTTATAATATATTCACCAGAACTATCCTTATTGTACTTTTTGTCAAGGAGCTTTGGAGGCGCATCATAAGGAAAATATTCACCGATAGATATTTTTGTAGGATGTTTTATTCCTTTATATTCGGAATTATATCTTACATTAGTTATCGTTTTATCATCATCCCCAACAATTGCCCAATATAACCATTCATCTGGAGCATCAATATATCCAAGTTCTAATTTCGGAGAACCTTTTTTCATATATTTACCATAACTTCCATCCTTCTTCTTTGGGTCTCTTTTTATATATCCATATTTTAGTGCTGACTGAATATCATTAGATGTTATTAAACGTTCGTTTGCACGGTCACGCCCATGCCAACCTTTATCAAAATCTATATCATCAGTATCAGTACTATTATAATTTTTATTTATATTATCTTGATCACGGAGTTTACTTATAGATTTACGTATTTCTCGTTTCTCTTTTTTAGTCTTGTTTTTAATATCTTTTTTTAAATTTGTTTTTTCTATATAATAGACGCGCTCGCGTAGATTACGGTCAAATATACTTACATCAACTGGCATATTCATCCATGATGGTTCAAAACCAACTCGTGAACCATCCTTATTTTTTTTACCATAATATCTAATTCCGAATTGGTAAGGAATTTTTAAATCTGGAGATGGTACTCCGTTTATAGTGGTTTCATTTTGTAAATAATGTGGAATAGAAACTATTTTTGCATATTTCCGTTCATGTATAACACGATTCTTTTCATCAGCATCGTGGTTCATCGCAAATTTAATTCGTTTTTCTATATACGAAATATTATTTTCTAAATAAAAAAGCTTTCTTAGAGAAAAATCTTGAATAATATTTTCTGATTCAGAAATGTTAATATTATTCTTATCAATAATATTTATTATTATTTCACATATACTGTAACTATCTATCGCCTTTACAAGTTTTAAAATTTTTTTGTATGTATCAGAATATATATAGTAATTTCCTTTTATAATGTTTCCTCTTTCTAAAACTTTATTTTTGATGTTGACTCGAGGTAGTGGTGGTTTTTGATAATGAAGACTGTTATCTTTCCAATCAAACACAAGACCTTTTGTTTTTGGAATTGGATTTTCAGACTCCGACTCTGCGCCACCGCTGGCGCACACACCGCCTCTTTTTCTAAATCTTTTATTGGAATTTAATATTTTTCTAAGAATTTTTATTTTTTTATTAATGTTATTTTCTTTCTTAGTAGAAATAATGTTTCTATTCATTAATTATATTAATACAATTTAAAATTTTAATATTTGTACAATTATGAATGAATTGAAACACCCATCACAAGAATGGGATTTAGAAGATATTGTAGATATAAATAAACTTAAAGAGGATTTTGACAATTATGAACATCCAATCTACGACAGCGCGGACTCAGACACATTTTCCAATCGTGCCACATACGCGCCCGCGTCGCCTTATTCTCCAAGTGATTACAAGAAACACATTAATAAAAAGAAATTTGACTTGTTATCACAACTAGATTCTATTCAGCTAAAATTACAACCCGGTAAAAAACAAAAAACAAAAAAATCTTCATTTCTATCAAGACCCTCCAAAAAGAAAACGCTTCGTTTTTCTCAAAATAAACCGACGGTTGCATTTGTTGAACATGACCCATCAAGAGGTCGAACAGAAGATTATTCAATTGAATTAGAAAATAATAAACCTGGTTCATCATTATTACAAGATGGTTTCCAACTTAAAAGAAAGGAAATGCTTCTAAAAAGATTGAAAGAAACAGAACCATCACAAAGACATGCATTCAAACAAGAATCTCTCGAAGAGTATAATAAAAGTATTCGTGAATCTGACAAAATTATAAAAGAAATGGCCGAGAAAAAATCAGGAGGTTCTAAAAAAAACAAATCAAAATGTACTAAATCACATCCAGAACCACCATGCGCCACCAATAAATATCCTAAAACAAAAATATATAAAGACGGAACAAAAAGTGTTTGTTGTTATAATAACCCCAGCGATAGCGCGAAGTGTACCAATAGAAATCCAGATCCACCATGTAAACCGGGATATAAAGAAAAAAATAAACAGACTAAGAATAGTACTATTCCTGTTAAATGTTGCTATAAATCAGACATAAAAAAAGAAAAAAAGGTTAAACCAGATAAAAGCGAGTCATCCGTTTTTTCAGTAAACGATACATTGATGGAATTTGATCCACAATTTGAAATAAGAAAAGATTCAGATATTAAAAAAATTTTAAGTAAATATCCTGGCGGTGTTTTAGTTTCAAACAAATACGATGGACACAGGATGATGTTTGAAGTAAATAACAAAGTCGCTTATTCTAGAACTGGTAAAACATCGTTTAATCTGCCACAAAGTTGGATAGATGCTTTAAGTGAATCTGATTATTCATTAGATGGTGAAATTTTTTTACCAGGATTACCAGCATCGCAGGTTGCATCACTTAGAACATCTACAAATATTTCTGATATATTATGGAAAAATGTAGCGGAATATCATATTTTTGATCTTCCGATGCATAAAGGTGTTTACTCGGAAAGAATTGCAAAATATAATGAAATTGTAAACAAAATTTGTAAGAAATGGAACGAAAATAATAAAACATCTTGCCCAATAAAGGCAGTACAACACAAATTATTTAAAACAGAAGAATCTGTTAAATCATTTTTTAAAGACACAATGAAGAAAAAATTTCTTTGTCCAATTGAAATTCCTGAGCTTCAAATTGAAAAAAACTGCAGAAGTTCCTCCGCGGTAGCGTCAGAAGGGATAGTTCTGTCTGCTCCCAACGGTTTATATGAATTCAAAAGATCTGATAAAAAAATTAAATATAAATCTCGTTATGATTATGAATGTATTGTTATAGAACCACATCCACTGAAACAAAGCTTAAAATGCTATAGAAAGGATTGTCCCCCACCGCCTAATAAAAACGCATCAATATTCTATTTGTCTACAGATTCACAACCCAAAGAACTATTCAAACCCGGTGAATTATTAAAATATACCTGTTTGGGTTTCTCTAAAGGAGTTGATACTTGTCCCAATAAACCAAAAATGCCAAAATTTTTAGATTGGCGTTCTGAAGAGCTTTCAACACAAAAACAAAAAGTAAAGTTACCTCCACCTCCAACAAATGGACCGAATGAAGAATTAGCAAAATATTTCATAGAAGTTGCAAATGGTTATTATAAATTAAATCAAACATTAAAAGCATTAGCTTACCGAAAATATTCTAGTATTACTAGAAGAACATTAGTTAAAATCAATTTAGATAATTATTTCGAAATATATGGAAAAAATACCAGTTTTGGTAAACAAGCGAAATGCTTTCTCGAAAAAAAATCATTTAAGACTTGTGTACAAAATCGATTACAAGGCTTAGAATTGGAAGAAAACGGAATCAAAAGAGATTTAGTCGCAGAGGCTAAAAAAGCAGCTCTTAAAAAAGATAAAGAATTGGCGAAAGAAGCTGTTAAAGCAGCAAAAATAGCAATTAAAGAGAGAATTGCTAAAGAAAAGGAATATATTAAAAAAGATATATCTTTAGCAAAAGAATCTGTTAAAATGGCTAAAAAAGCAATAAAAGAGAGAATTGCTAAAGAAAAATTAGCATTGAAACAAAAGAAAGCTGCAGCAAAAGCAGCAAAATCAGTGAAATCAAAAAAAGTTGGTGGTATTAATAATTCAGGAACC